GCCGTTTTTGTTGATTAACTATTATTACTTCCCAGTAATACTAGCTAAAGCTTCTTTTCTATAAGCAATCTTTTCATCAGTTACTTTATTAGAATCTTTAAGGGCAGTTGCTTCATCCTTAATAGCATCTTCTAAACGTTTAACTTCGTCTTGCTTTCTTTTGATGTTTGATAAATAAGGATCAATAAAACTTTTTGCTTTTTCATTAGTATCTACCTGGTTAGGGTCGATATTTAAATAAGCATTTTCTAAATCTTGTTTAGCATCTTCTAACTGATCTTTAAGATCTGTAGTTCTGTTTTTAGAATTAAAAGCTTCATTTTCTTTATTTTTTTGTAAAGCAGTAATCTCTTTATTAAGAGTTCTATCTACTTTATTGATAAAATTTTCGATTTTACCAAATTCTCCCAGTTTAAGGGCTGCAGCAATTTTGTTTACAATTGCAAATTTTGATTTTGTTTCTGACATGTCTTGTCGTTTTAAAAATTAATTAATAAAATTTTATTATTTTCTATCTTTCTTTAACTTTAAGCATAGAAATTTCTTGACTTTCTATTATTTTCTTTGGATGTTTAATTACCATATAAATACTACCTCTTCCATCATTACCTTTAGTTTCAACATCAAATTCTATTTCATCTCCGGATAATAAAGGTTGTTTATCATAAATAGGGTCTTCAATACTATCAATTTTATCACTAAGATCTTCAAGTACAGGATCTTTAATTTCAGTTGAACATGATGTTAAAGCTTCTGTCCATTTACAATTTTTATAAATAGTAATTAAATTATTACCTACTCTATAATTTAAAGAATCTACATGACTTACATAATTATTTATTTGACTAGGATCAAATTTATAAATACCTTGTTCTTCTTCATATAAAGATTTAATATATTTATCTTTATATCTGATTGTAGCTTGTTTAATTAAACATTCTCTAATTTGTTCATTATCTAATTCTCCCCACTCCATTCTTTTATCAGGCGGTTCAAAACTAGATTCATCAAAATGAGATATTAAAGGTACACCAAATCCTTCAGTAATAATATCAAAGTTAGGATGTGTTTTAAGGCATTTAACCATTATATCACCAAAGGGTTCTTTATAATATTTATCTACTTCAAATTTTACATTTGATTTAGGTGTTAGCTTTTTATCCATATCATTAATATTAGCTCCATAACCTACCTTATTAAAGTAATCTATTTCTCTAGTAGTAGCAAGTCTAAATTCAAAACCGGATTGACTATTCATACCATTACCTTTTGGAGATTTTTCAGATATAGCTGCAAATTCTTTAAATTCATTTATACCTTTTAAAGATTTATTATCCCAAAATTTACCACCTAATTTTAAAATTTCTCCTGGTTTAAACCAATGACGATTCCAATCATTTTTTCCTCCAAATTTAGTTACTATAACTAAATCTCCTAAATTAAAATTATAAGAAGTACTTATATTAGATTCATCTTCTTTATTATATACAGCTATCTCATCTTCAGTTGCATGTCTCCATAAACAACCTTTTAAATCAGAATAAGCATCTCCATCAGGTTTTCTTTTATTTATAAATGGTAAATGTTTAAAATTATTAACACCGTCTTTATATTTATCCCAATATTTACCTCCTAATTTAATAAGAATATCTTTAGTAAGATCTGTAGGTATTGATTTGTTATATCTCCATTCAGTAACTCTAATTAAATCTCCCTCATTAAATTTATGAGATACGTTTTCTACTTTTTTTAAAGGTTTAGCCCATCCATCATTTCTATTAAATAATTGAATAGCAATACCTTTACTTGGGGTAAACCATAAACTAGTATCATATTCAAAGTTTTTAATAGGATATTCTGTAATATCTCCTCGAAAAGGGCTTTCACCCATTAAACAATTAAAGTTTTTATTTTTATACTTCTTTAAAGCTGTTTCATAAAGATATTCTAGTGCTTGGGCTTTTTCTATAGGTTTTAATTTAACTAATAAATTAGGATTTGTTCCAACATCTTCGTTAAATGGATCAATTCTACATAAAGAAGTACGTGATTTAAAATAATATCTTTTAACACCTACTTTTTTATAGAATTTATAAGTATCTAACTTTAATATATCATCAATATGATATATATCACCAAAGAAATCTGCTTCTTTTGGGGTAGCTAGTCTTACACAATCATTCATAAGCCAAATAATACCTTTATCATTTTTAGGTTTTTTTGGAAAATCTATACGAAGAGCACCATCATAATTTTCATCTAAAACTTTACCCATAGTACCAGCTGGATAACCTTCTATAGAATCATCAGTTATTACAATAATTTGATTATTATATAAACTATCCTCTTCATCATCTGGAAGTGATAATCCATTTAAATCTAAGAAATTTTGAAATTCTTCTGTTGTGGTTAATTCTTCATAAGTTAATGGAGTAACAGGAGAACTATTTTTTAGATCATTAATTGTAGAAAATGATTCTTCACAGAAGGTACCATTTATATAGAATGAATTTCCATTATGTCCTATAATATCATTTTTAGAATTTATTGACCATTTAGAACTATATTCTTTATAAACAAAATCTGATATAATATCAGCTTTATCACCCTCTAAATTAGTAATAGCCCAGTATCTTGGTAAATTTTTCATTTTAATAAATTTTAATTTTATCTTTCTGGAACTGATATCATAGCAATTTGTTCAATTACAATATCTTCTCGTGTAGTTTCGTTTTCTCGAGAATAATCAAGTTCTTCATAAACAAAAGGTTCGTCTTCAATTAAATTTCCATCATCATCATAAACCTGATCAATTTCATTAGGATTCACAGATTTAGCAGGTCCATAACCTGAAATATAGTGAAACCCATTTAAATAACGATCAACTTCAGCTTGAGTAGCATGACGAATACAATTAAACCACACATTTAATTTATGATCTTTATCTTCATAATAAGAATTAACTTCAAATGTAAGATCACTTGTATTGGGTACATCTTTCATAACACAAGATACAAAAGTACCTATTTTACCAGTATCACCTGCAACATTATGTTCTCCATCACTAATTACTACAATATCTCCATGATCAAATGATTCTAGAAATTTTCTATAAGATGTTTTAATAATAGGTTTTTCTTCTTGATTATGTCTATTTGCACAAAATCTTTTAAATCCTTCAGCTCTTAAATAAACACCATTTGTACCTGATACAGCAAATGCCCATTCTCCATTAAGTTGTTCAAACCCTCCAATTTCTCTATTACCTCCAAAGGGTGTATCACAAGCTTCCCAATTTTTAGCAAATTGAGATGCATAATAATTCATACCTTTAGCGGACCAAGCGCTTATATCTTCTGCTAATAATATATCACCAACTTCTAATCCGAATACATTAGTAATTTCTTCTTCTTCTTCTTCAAAATAGTTATCTTCCATAATTTATGGTTTTAAAATTTGTAATTCTTGTATTTCTCTTTGTTTTTGTAAGTACATGAAAGCTCTATGATACTTTTCTAAACGTTCAAAATCTTTTTTTCGAATACCTTTCATTCTAAGAATATCGGTATTATGTCTAAGGTCGGCCATTTTTACTGCAGTTGCAATAAAATCTGTTCCAACCATTTTAATGTAATCCATGTAATCCATATTTGGATTATGAGATAATAAACCAAGGCTATAACATATAGTTTGGTTAAACTTATATCTTATAATTGTGTCCATGGTTATCTCGTCAATATCTTCTATGAGGTCATGCATTACTGCAACACACATAGCGTCTTCTCCGAGGTATTTAACTCCGTTCATTACTGTTAAGCAATGTAATATATACGGAGCTCCTCCTTTATCTTTTATACCCTCAAATGCTTGAGCGGTAATTGATATAGCTTTACTTAACATTTTAAATTATTTATTTAGCTTTTAATATTAAAAAGGGCTTAATATAGTATAAATACAAATAATTAATACTATAATTAATATTAAAATATTAAACCAAAAATTATCTGAATTAGTATTAAAATTATTAGGTTGAGGTGGTGTATCTACAATCATAATAGTTAGTTTAAAAGTAAGAGGGGGTAGAGCTTATTAGTCCCTGCAGGTATTATGACATTTTCACATCGACGTAAGATACCCACTCTTATATTATTTATTTTTTAGTACTCATCTTTTTAGATAATTCATGGAATGATTGTAATCCAACCGCATCAAAGGGGTTTACACTCCCGGAAGATTTTCCATCACCTCCTACAATAATCATAGATTCTGGAAATTTAACTTTAGCTAATTCAGCTGCTACACCAATAGCAGTTTCTTTATCGATTTTAGCTCTTTCTAATGGTGTTAAACCTGCTAATACTTTAAGTCTATCTCCTTCTGCTGCAGCTTTCTTTTGTACAAGCTCTGATTGTGCATCAAGTTTAGCTTTTTTAAGGTTTTCTCCAGCTACTAAAGCTTCTTTTTCAGCTTGAATTACTGATTTTATTTTATCTGCTTCTTCAGTTGCTCTAGTTTGAGCTATTAATTTTTCTCCTTCAGCAGCTGCTGTTTTAGCAACTTGTTGAGCAGTAATTAATTCCTGTTTAGCTGTAGCTTCATCTGCAGCTGCATCAATTTTAGCTTTTAATTTTTCATAAATCCTTTTATCATAATGAACATTATCCATTGATGTGTAAGTAGCTTTTATACCTAAATCTAACAATTCGGATTCTTTTCTAAGAATATTTCCGTTTTTATCTTCTTTAGGAGTTACTCGAATATATGTTTGAGTACTACTATCTGCAAGTGTTCTAGTTTTGGTTTCTGTATTTAAAAATACTTGTCCATTTTCTAATTGATCTGCAAAATAGTCATCTAATTGAGATTTTCCTCCTGAATAATGTGCTTCAGATGATAATCGTTGTGTACTAAATGATGCAATTTTCTTTTGATAAGATAATAATGTAGTAGTCATTAGATTTTGTATATTATTATACGTTCTATGAATATCTAACATCTGTTCAGCATTACCTGGTAAATCCCATTTTACAGTATGTTCTAAATAAGCATTATCACCTTCTGAAAATGTACCATCTTTCATACTACCTTCTATCCATAAATCAGAATCTTCTGATTTATTTTTCTCTTGAGATATTTGTACAGATACATTATTTGGCCAAGTTGTTACTTTGCTTAATATACCTGCCCAATAGAAACCTGGCTCAAATCGAACATAAAGGTCACCACTAAAAGTTTGTACTACTTGCCTATTTCCAGCATCATTGGTTGAAAACGGATTTAAAATCGGTACTGCTATAAATAATATTAATGCAGTAATAATAATTTTCCACTTGTGTGTAAATAATGTTTTTAACATTTTGTTTAATTTTAATTTAACTTATTTTTAATTTTAATTGATTTATCTTCCAAGATCGATTACATTTTCCATACGCTCAGTAAATGTGTGATCTTCATACCATTCTTCTATATCATTTGTATGTGGGTTTTCAGCGAACATTTCTAGTGTAAACTTCTTTAATAATTCTACATCTAATTTATGATTTCTATCACGTCCTTTATGAAATGCTTCAACTATAGCTGCTAATATAGGAACTTCTAAAGCTTTTTTATCTACAAATCCATCATCAGGGTGTGAGTCAGGTTGCATAGCATCAAATGATTCAATAGATCTTTTAACTTTTTCTGCTTGCTTCCCAGCCCATTTTAAAACTTCTGCTCCATCACAATATATAGGACCAGAATGTTGCCATTTATTAACTTCTATTTCACCTTTAAGAAAAGCCATAACCCAATCATATAAATTAGTAAAGTTATAGTCTCCTTGATCACCGTTTGTAGCAAACCAAATACCATTACCTATTCTAAATTTAATTGACCAGATACATCCATCTCGACTATCGTATGTAGCTTCTACATATTTAATAGAATAACCTCTTAATCGATCTTTTTCTTTTAGCCCTGGAAATAATTTAGCTATTTCTTTTAGTTGTTTATCATCCTTAAACCCATAAAACCCATGATATTTTTTAACAAATGCTAATACTTCAGCATATTGTTCAGGTGTCATTCCTTTCATCATAATTTTTTAGTTTAAAGATATATGTTTAGTTAACCACTTAAGTCTAGCTTCATATTCATTACCTTTCCAAATAGCTGTGTGATGTGTATTATTTTCTTTTTTAAATTCTTTAAAAGTAATATCATGATCAGGTAATATAATATTATCTACATTAGAATATAAATAATCTTTAAATATATTATAATCATATTTATCTAGTACTTGTCTAGCTAAAATACATAAAAAATGACCATCATCATGTATTTCTCTATCATTTTTTAATTCTTCTAAAACTTTTTGTAATATTTCTTTCATTTTAATTAAGTTTAGTTTATGGATAGTAATCATATAAATGACGAGTGGATTTTTTAGATGGAAATATTTTAGCTAATATCCATGCAATACCTGCAGCCATAAATAATAGACCATAAAATATAAGATCTCTTATAAATTCACACATAATAAATATTTTTTATAAATTTTGGAAAGTACAGGCCATCGTGATCATCGACGAAATATTTCACTCATTGCCAGAGGATTCAGCGTGGACATGACTACCAGACTTACTTATAACTTATACCCCCTTTCTTTCCTTCAATTGTAGGGGCTTGTTTGTCTCTTTGAAAAGTTGTCCACCCTATAATATTTTTAAGCTCCTAATTTATTACCTTTTTTATCATATTTACGATTCTTTTTACGATACTTCATAATAGGACCATTAAGAACTTCAATTTCTTTATTTATCCTTTTAATATCTTGAGGTGTTAAAGGAATAAATTCACCTGGTTTGCCTTTTATTGGCTTAACTCCACTTTCAAGTTGAGCTTCTAAACGCTCTTTTACACCTTCTCTTCTTCTTTTAAGAGCGATGTGTTGATGTACTCGCTTCATAGTTAATTTTTATTTAAATATTTTCTTTAATTTTCTAATAATAGAATTTAATTGAGTATTATTTTCATAAGGCCCCATATAAGATCCAACAGGCTCATTAATTGTAAATAACATTTTAGTTACATAAGAATCAGGTAAAAACCTTGAATTACATTTAACTAATACTTCATCGCATTCTTCTTTACTTGTTAACATACAACAAATCCAACCTCTATCTTCATGATATTCAATAAGTATATAAGGATGCGCAAATATTGGATGCATCAATATATCTCCTTTTTTATAAGTAGATGGTTTTAATTTATTGTAATTAGGTAAAGATCTTATCCAAGTAAGTATTGTAGTTTTATCTGGGTTACCTTCTGTAATTTTTTTGATTAGAATATCTCTTTCCATATTTCATTTTAGTTCAATAAGAAGTCCCGGGTACTATACTTCACCGGGACTAATGAGATTAGGCTGCCAATTTCTCAGCAACTGCTTCTTCTTGCACAATAAATGGATTGTGCTCCATATCAAATTCTCCGTTTAAGAGATTATAATTACCTATCTAATACCTCGTCTTCTGCTGTCAAAACCAAAAACGACCCCATATTGTTGGCAGTGGTTATTTCAACCATTTAGTGTACAAGTATCTCCGGGTACTCTGCCAATTTTTTAGGTAGGTTTACGCAAGCGTTTTCTACCTTCGCTAACTGATGCGTTGTGGAGTCGGAGGGATTCGAACCCTCGTCCAAACAGTTAAGTATAAAAGCCTAACAGTAATTAAGTTTTTAATATAATAAATGTTTTTTAAAGAAAGAGGGGAATATAAGGCCAATCCCCTCTCTTTGATTTATTATCGGACATATTTTAGTATATGACGACTGTAGTTTTTGGGTTCTCTTCACAGGTATAAACTACAACACCCACGTTAAGCGGCTAAATCTACCGAAACGTTTATCTTTAATCTTTTAATAAAGATGCTATTTCTAAAACAGTTTTATTATCAACATTAACACAACCTATTTTTATTTCCCCCTTTAAAAATACAACTGGTTTATTATTTATTTCAAGAGGTTTATTATATGTTGGGGTTTTAGTAGTAAGCTTATAAAAATCAGAATTATTTTTTAAATCTTCTTTTGTAATATTTCCTCCAGTATATTCTGGTATTAAATCCCATTCTTCATCACCATCCCAAGCATAAACTGTACCAGCTGGTCTTTGATAAATTACTCCATATATTTCTATTGCGGGTAAATCTTTTAATAATATTAAGTTTTTCATTTGTTTAATTTTAGTATATATTTAAATTTAAAGGCTGTCTACCACGGTTCAACAGTAGACTTTAATTCTATTACAATGTAGAATCCAACTATACCACCTTACTAGTTGATTATGTAAGTCTTTTACCTTAACTTACTTGGTATTTGGGAACCGTTAATATGACCCATGAGTTAACAATTTCTGGTTCAGAGCTCATGGAAGCGCCAGACTCGCTATTGTACAATAAGTTTAATTATTTTCTCTATAAGTTTTAAATAATCTCTCTGTCCGTTCCATTGGAGACATTGAATAATAATTGAGTGCAACACTCGGCTTTGTATTTTTTTTTATTAATGTGGGAAATTCGATAAACCCATTACGCTTTTTAATTACATTCGTCCTATCTAATAAACAACAATTGTTGGAGCAGTTTGTAATACGTCATCTCCTTTATTGTCCTAAGTATTAAACGTTCTTAACCTTTAACACTCGTATTCGTACTAAGCGACTATATTACTGTTTATTTTCAAGCAGAGAGATTAATAATAGTCACTTAGGTCTCATCCATTAGCCCCTAAACGATTTCCTATTTAGTGGTTAACCTATTGGTTTGAACGTATCGACCTTATGACTATTAATTTCTAAAAGACCTTCAAGGCTTCTTTTTTGTCTAGTGATTCCTCCAAATTATCAGATAATATACTTCCTAATATTTGAATGTATATACCCTTTCCGCCATTTAAACAGTGCGACTGCAAGGTATCGGTTGTGAAATCTTTCTATCGGTGTCTCTGCCGGATCACCTTGTTATCTTTAGAAGGTCTTTAAGCCTAACATCAGGACTTCTCCTTTTACTCCGTTCCTAATAGTACTAGTAAGTGATGTAGGATTAGTATTATTTAAATTTACAACATTTTTTAAATTTGTTTCCGGATCCACAAGGACATAGTTCATTATTTTGAACTTTAATTGGAAATTCAAACATTTCTTCTACACCATTAATATGGTTTATTTCATGTTGCCAAATTTGAGCATGAAAATTATCAGCATGTATTTCTTTTAATTCTCCTTCTTCATTATAATATTCAACTACAATTGATTTATAACGATTAGCTATAATATTCTTTTCTTTCCAGGTTAAACATCCTTCAACACAAATTTTTTCTTCTTTTGAGTTGAATATAATCATTGGATTTATAGCTATAATAAATTCTTTAGTTTCTGGGTTTCTTACAGCAATAATTCTTTTCATTAAACGTTTGTCGTTTAAAGAACATTGATTAGCAGCAAGACCTGCGCAATTATCTAATGACTCTGCGTATGATTTAAATGCATATATTAATTCTTTATTATCATTAATAAATACTTCAACATCATCAGTTCTTGGAACTGCAGGTGTTTGTTCATTTGGTATTATTTGAAAGTTCATAGTTTTAGTTTTTTAATTTTAGTTAAATAAATTCTCTCATGGCTGTGCACAACCAAATAATTCTAACTAGGTGACACTAAATAGGACTTTAACCTATACGTTTTCACTGTCAACTCTATGACTTACTAGTATATTGATATAAACAGAGCATACTCATTAGAAAAACTTCGACTTTCCGCCCATTGAAGTTTCTGAGTTATCTTACGATATCCGAGGTGTTTAAACCCCCACAGATTAATTATACAAATTATCCCATATGGGAAGAGAATTTTAAATAATATCATAACTCAGACCCGGTTATAATAACCGCATTACACGATGGAATGATATTTATAATTTATTTATTTCATCTTCTAAAAATTTAATTCTAGATTTAACATCACCAGGTTTAAATAAATATAAACCTCTTTTAGTTTTAGGATTTATATCTCTTTTAGAGGGAGTAAGATTATCTAAATTATCTTTTTCATTTATAGTCATATTATCAGAATACCATAATTTATTAGCTGGTGTTTCTTCTAATTTTTTATCTATGAATTCTTTTAATTCATTTTTAAATTCTTTTGATATATTTACATAATCAATAGTATCACAAAGACATCTATCACATCTTTCTTTGTATGTGACTAATAATTTATTTAGTAAATTTTTCATACTAGTTTAGTTTAGTTAAATCGATTTTCTATTATAGTTTCAATTATTTCATTTTGTGTTCGATTATATTTAGGGTTCCACCCTGCTCCATTACTATCAATAGCAGAACATTTTAATAAGTTAAAATCAAATTCACCTACAATTGGGTCATAATGTGTATTATCAATAATAGTTTTACCTTCAGTTAAATCTAAAATAGCATGCACATTAAATTCACTTCTATGTTTATGTTCAATTAACCATCCATATCCATCAAACATTAATCCCCATAATTTTATAAATACATGTGAACAAGATAAAGTATTGATATTACCATTTAAATATTCAAGATTTCTAGTTTCCCAATCCCAATGTTCTCCTCGAAATGTATCAGAAACTAGTATTTGATGAGGTATATTAACTTCTTTAAATTTTTTAGACATATAATAAGCAAATACACCGCAACCTCCAGCATTTAATTTCTCAATACTGGCATTAATTTCTTGAAACATTATATCTAGATTTTCTAATATTTCTTTAGCTATTGGGTTTTCTAATAATCGATTATACCTATATCTAAATTCAATACATTCTTTTAAATCACCAGAATATATAATTAATGGGCTTATTTTATTTGTATTCATTTTAATTTAATTTTATGGTTATTAGCAGAGAGTAATAAAATTACCCTCTGCCTAACTAAAACTAAACTTAATAATCCAACTTCACAAGTCACCCTAAAGCGACTCAACCCATCATACTAAGTGATGCCTATATAGGGTTCGAACCTATAACCTTTATTATATTCGAGCAAGCTCTTTAAAACACGAGCATCCCCCGTGAAATATAATAATACTCTACCATTTGAGCTAATAGGCATGCCATTGTTTAACCTTAAACTTTCAAATAACAATAAGAAATTATGGCTCAACAATTTTTAAACCTATCTTTTGTGCTAGCTCATTAGCAGTTTCATAAGGCATATTAATATTATCAAGTTCAGGATCTAACTTTTCTAGAAATTCATCGTCTTCAATTCTTTTACGAACTATTGCGGCACAATTATATTGTTCAGTAGCTGCATAAAATTTCATCAATTGATGCATTCCTTCAATAGTTAACTCTTCTAATAAATCTGGGTCATCTACAGAGTAAAATTCTATAGGATGACTTTCATTTATTACGCCTTGATTAACTACTGGATTAAATTCCCCACATTGAAGTACTTTTCGATGGTAAGGAGTTATATTATCTAATAACATAACTAAAGTACCATCAAAATTTACTATTGGTAAATGGATATGACCAGAATTACCATTAAATGTTTGAAGATTTATATTTTCAGATGTAGTATTTACATCGTTTCTATAGTCAGAAACAATACCATTATGTAAAAGATAAAGATACCCTTCATGATCCCTAACAAGTGAACCTAGGGCTACTAAGTTCACTTTATAAGGTTTCATATAATTCATTACTGCATCTTGCTCTTGTTTTTCTTGCTCTTGTGGTAACTTTTTCATAGCTAGATACGTTTAAATTCTTGAATCATAATAATAGGATCGCCATGTTCATCTTGTTCTTCACCGGCATAAATACCTATTTTATTTAAATTATTAGGCCAAACTATTAAAGTAAGTTCTTTATAATTATGTTCTATAGTTAAGAATGCACAATTTTGCCCATTAAGATTTAATAATTGAATAATTTCAATTTGACTAGTGTCAGTTACCAAATTTGGATCTTGAAATGTAATTTCTAACCCATTTACACTGAAGTTAACTATTTGTCCTGATTTAGGGTCAGCAAATATACCTTCATTTTGTAATTCGATCGCGCATTGCGCTTGCATGCTTAAACTACCTAGTAGTAAACATACCATAAAAAATAATTTTTTCATATTAGTTTAATTTTAGTTAAATAAAAAAGGGGTACTAAGTATACTTTTTCCCCCTTTCTTTAGTCTGTTCTTATACTTTCCCTGTATAATAGGAGTGCTTTTTGATGTCGCCAATAAGCTAACTCTTAAAAACTACGTACAAAATTTTATGGCTAAACTCTGTCCAAACCACTTATATACTTTATTTGAGACTCTGTATATAAGATTTATTTAGGGTCCACAGTTATTTGTGGAATATCCTCAGATTTTTCTTCTTTTTTAGAGTTTTCTTCTTCTTCTCTTTTCTCTTTTTCTTCTTCTTCTTTATGAATCTTCTCTCTAAGTTTGAAGTTATATGAGTTAGCAAATGCTTCAAGTTCTGTACCTGTTAATTTAACTTTTTTATCTTCGACAATTTTATAAGCAATATTATCCTCTATCATTGCTTCTAAATCATCTAAAGATAATTCAAAATAATAGTCGACATATTTTTCATATGCTTTACCAATTCTTTTTTGATCATTTTTAGTTAATTTAACACCACGGTTAGAACCTTTAGTATTATTAGGTCTAAATCCTTTACCAGATTGTTGACCATAATATCTCATTTTAGCAATTGCTTGCTCTTTTTCAGTAAATTGAGGAGTAGCCTCTTCGACTACTCCTTCTTGTTGATTGATTGTTTCGTTCATAAAATTTAATCTTTATAGACTTTTCTACCTTTAGCACTCTGTATAACAGTGTCTTCAGTATCAACTCTAGAAATCTTAAACTTTAAATAAGCTTTAGATCCGCCGGGTCTAATATGGTATGTAATTCCTCCTAATTTTATTTTACCTTTACCATTTTCCCACGATTCAGCTAATAATTTATACTTACCGATGTTATCAGGGTCGCCAAATATTAATTGTTTACTTTCATCATCAAAGAAAGTAATAGCAAGTTTACGGTCTCCATATACTTTAACACATACACCTGGAGTCTTCGCATCAATCTTAATAAGATTCATTGAAGAGTAAGTATTTACTATTAATTTTCCATGAGAATCAAATCTCTTTTTTGGAACGATTTTTTCACTTCTTTCAAGCATGATATCACTAGATACAAAAAATTGCATATTAGGAATATCTTGTTTAGTAAGACTATATTTGTCTTGAACACGTTGATTAAAGGCAATACCTTTATTACAACTTGAAAAAGTTATTGCTCCAATTATAAGTACGATGAATAATTTAATTGTTGTTTTCATTTTATTTAAGTTTAGTTTTTATAAATTTTTTAATTAATTTATGAAAAGAGAGAGTACATTGTACCCTCTCTAACCACAAAATTAAATAACCATCATGACTAAAAAGACATGCTTCAGTTATTTACAAGATTCGTTTAAGAATTAACAATAATTCTTCACGACTATAGATATAACCATGAAAGACAGTTCTTGTACCACCATCTTCTTTTATACCTAAATATATTGCACCAGGTTCTAATGGATCACCAAAGTAATCAAATTTAGGGCCTTTTCTATTCCAATAAATAATAGTTTTACCTATTATTCTTTGACTATGAGCTTCACCATATGCATCATCCTTGATTATAGTATAACCGATTTGAGACATAAAATGAAGATCAAAAACGTCTTCAATAGGTTTAGCTTTACAAATTTTGGGTATTTTTGAATTATAATATTGTCCTACCCAGAAAAATATTGCAGATAAAATAATTGCAGTTGCTGCTGTTGGTACATGTTTATGCATTGATACCATAAGTAAAATACATAAAATAGAACATATGTAACCAACCCACATTTTAATTTTAGTATTCATGACTTTTAATTTTAAATAAATACTAAACGCTATACTTACCGGACCTTGATTGTATACAAAGTATAGTTACCCAGGACATCCGATGGGCAGTGACAATCTACCATTTTTCGAATAGTATTTAAGTGCAAATCTTCACGTGCTTTCTTTGTCCATTTAATTTAAGCTATTCAGTATAAATACTGGGATAAAAAATCCTTTACGTCCCGTGATATGATGCTATGGTTATTATAGAAAGGGACCAAAATTAATTGGCCCCATTATCTAATGTTTTTGAAATTTTTCAACTTCTCGTTTTCCGTCTGAGTGTATCTTCTCTATCATATAAATACCAGGTGGAAAATGATCAACATAAATAGTTGGATCATTAATTTCCGTTCGACTACCTAAAATATCTATTAAATAATAATCAGCTACATCATCAAAGAAACCTTGAATATTTACTACAGTTTCTGCTGGATTTGGATATAAACCAAAATTACCAGATCTGAGTGTTGAAGTATTTCCTATTGGATCATCAGTTCCTATAGGACTGCCTCCACCACAATCAACTGTATCCCAAACTGTTTGATATATAGTATCTACTACATATAAATTGAGAGTGTCGTAAACTTGTGTTGTGACAGTATCATTAAATATAATAGTATCGACGACTGTTATAGTTAATGTATCTAAATAAGTACCTAAATTAATCCAATTTGTATCTATATGAATATATGTAAGAGTATCCACATAGGTAATTGTATCATTAAAAGTCATTGTATCAACATGTGTTACAAACGTAGTATCATTCCAATAAATAGTATCATTAGATTGAAAATACGTAGTGTCTACATATGATATTGTATCATTCCAATAAATGGTATCATTGGATTGAATAAAAGTTGTATCAAATACAGTTTGAATAATTGTATCCCAAATAGGAACATTAAAAAATGTAGTATCATTTATTGTTACCATAGTAGTATCAAATACTGATATATTTGTGGTATCATAAACTGTTACATTTTGTGTACAAATTATTCCGGAGTTAGCTAAATTATAATCATCAGCTACTATACATTCTCCAGGGTTTGGATTCCATGCATAACTATGTAATACAAGAGCTCTATTAGCTCCTAATCCAATATGTGCATATCCATAATGTAAATTAGTATCACCACTAATAGGATGAATTCTTGTAAATTCTAACCCTAAATAGAGAGATATATCTCCATTATGTAAATCATCATTTTCCCATTCAATTGCTGTACCTTCAAACCAACCTTGAGTACCTATCCAAGCTGATGTATATGGAGATGGAATATATAATCCCGGACATACTAATTGTCCTTCCATATCAACCATTTGGTCCGTGTTTGGATTACTACCTAAAGGATTACCAGTTATTTCTGTAAATACTTGATTATCCCAAGTTGCGTCTTTAGCAATTGAAAGGCTTTGAAATAAATTTGATATACTACCTTTTTTGATTTTAAATACAAAATCTCTTTGATTATCACCATCAATATCAAAGTCCCAGGTAGCTGAGTATGTTGACTGGATATCATTCATTGATAATATCACAATGTCATTTGCGTTTGTATACACTATTTGTGATGTACCTAAGAAAGGTATCAATAATAGTGCAATAAATAAAAGTTTTTTCATAATAAATAAAGTTTAAGGTTAAAAAAGTCGTGACTGTAAAAAGATTATTATCTAAATTCAATAATTATAATTATTAATTTAATTAAACCAGTCACGAGCTTTTTCAAAATAATAAATTACCTTTTCCTTAAAAGTTCTCTTCCTGCAAAGTGGAACAAATTTTATGTATCTTTCAGGATCTCTCATTTTAACTGGAGTCATTTTATTAACAGCTTTTAAAGGCTTATTAATTGGGTGATCAACAGGAAAATTAGGATCATTTACTTTTATCTTTTTTTCTTCTTGTATATCCCAATCAAACCATTGAGGATCAAATTTATAACAAGTTATAAATAAAGTTATACTTAAAAGAAAAAATGATAATGCTGGCATTAAATAAAATGCTGATAATAATGGTAAAGATATTATTAAAAATAATAATGCTATACTCATTATTAACCAAGTTTCCCATCGATTAGATTCTACTTTCCTCATAATAAAATTTTTTAAAAATTCCTGGCACGTTATATACGAACGTGAATTCGGCATCAAGCATGCTAAGTTTATTTAGTTTCACAGGAATTTAAATTATTAACGCCTAATTAATAAAATGAAAGATCATCTAATCCCTTCGTATCTTTTATGTTTGACTCGCTCATATTCTATACCAGCGACTTCCATAAAATCTATTTCATTTTCTTCTATTTGTCCAGGTCCTATCCAAACATCAGTATTATAATTACCGGTAAGAAAAATAAATAATAAACCATCAATAGTTTCTACATAAGTTATTTGATTTAAACTTTTAATTTTATGTACTACATGAGTAATAATTTCTTGATTTACATCATGTGGACTAGTAACAATTGTTTTATCACTAGCAAATATTTCAATGGTACCTTTTTCAGGAGATATAAATCTACCGTTTAAAGGATTTGTTTTGTTCTGTGCATATAACCCTACTGATAGTAAGAAGGTTAACATGAATAAAATTAAGTTTTTCATTTTATTTAATTTTAGTTAAAAATTAGTAAAATTTGATAACTAGAAATTTAATTATATCGACTATACATACAATACATAAAATAGTTATTGCTAACCATAATGTACATATATTCCAAGCTGAAATACATAGTATAGCTGACATAGCTAAATTTAATTCATCTTCATTTCCGATGGCATTAAATAACCATCCTAAAGCGGATAATATAAAAATTGCTATCATAATATTAGTTTTAGTTAAGTTAATAATACAACTTCATGTTACACTCAGATTGAAACCCGCCTCAATATTAAATATCGTTTATCAGCATTACCTGTTATCTTATTGTATGACCAATCATTACTGGGTTACTTTTGTGTCAGTTGTTTACTATAGTATTTTTATCAAAATAAATGAGAAGAACTTCTAAGACTGGTAGGGTTCTCCTTTTATTACTACCTTAAGTTCAATAATGTTTACGGCTGTTTTCTTAACCTGGGAGTACAGGTGCCTTAAAGCGAATTTCTCCGCTTGTCTCTTATAACTACTCATTTATTTATCTACTAGTTCATTAAAGTGCTGGGCAAGCACATGAAGAGATACGGCTTCGCCGTAGTCTCGTAATTTGAGTAAAGATTAATAACTTTGGATCTTATTCTACCCGTTATTAGTCTACCATTTCTTTGCATGAAATTGGTTTGTCTTACTAAGTTTTAGTTTTAGTTTTATTAAATGGACTATCAGGATGAAACATTAACCAACCTATGCCTAAGCCTATATAATATGCAATTAATGTTTTCATAATAGTTTATTTAATAGTTACAGATCTCATATACCAGGGCGTTTACATGCTTGGGCATCTTATCGATCTTTATAGTAATGATATTAACCAAATAATTGAATTAACACACCACCAAAATGCTAACCACACGATCACAAATACTACTGCGGAAAGCAATGCGTTTGCCCAGCGTTTCACTGGTTTTTGTTTAGAATTATCTTCAAAAATCATAATTAAGGTTTTCAAGGATTCTTCTAGGTCCAGCAATCTTACGAGCTTCTGATAAAAATATTGGAATAAATTTATTAGCAATTCGTCGAGCTCTGGTCTCACGGATATTCTCTACTGTGATCTTACAGAGTGTATCCGGTTTTTTATACTCTTCTTTTGGTTGGTCCATTGTTAAGACAAATGAGTCTAAGTTTATTTGTGAACCATTTTTTAGTCTAGGTCTTTTCATGATTATTTATTTTCGTTTAATAAATATATTATTACAAAGAATAACGCTAACATAAAACTAGCTGTTATACATACGGCCCAAAATAACCAACCACCTATCCACCATAAAAATAGTATTAAACTGATAAGAAATAGGGTCCAAATTCCTTTAATTAAGTTCATTTTTATAGTGTTTTTGTTGGTTTAAATTTTTTAAGAGCAAGTCTCAAGGACGTGCAGTATTATTACTTTTATTTAAGTGACAGATTGACAGATGTGTCAAAATGGCTTGTATGGGTAATTGAGAGGGTGACATTTCCCCCGAATCCCGCCAGATTGTCATTAAAAAAGCTCCCGGTGTTACCCAGGAGCCTTCAGTCAATCAACCTAACTAATATTTATCAATCTAAAACGTAGCAATTTCTGCCATTATGTCAACAGATTAATAAACAATTTACCAAAAGTAATAGTTATTGACCTTATAACTGGATTCGATCCATACCACCAAAGGGTTATAAGGTTATATAATTCAAGCCTAAGAGTTCAAGTGATTAAACTCGGCTAATTATCAAATAATATGTTCTTTAAGGCGACATTTCTATGATTTCTTACCTACTTAGAGATTGGATTTATGTTCTACCAACTTAAGATTTCTTCAAGTATGAATCTAATATGTATAGGGGAGTCAGTAGCCTCCCCGTGTTACATTATTTTACTTGTACAGTGTAGTTTTGCACTGGAGCGAAGTTGTTATCTTCTTTAACTCCTGACTTCACCAAGTCATCAAATTCCATTCCACCTTGAGATGCTACAAATGCTTCTGCATCATTGTAAGCGAATGTTGGATAAAGCTTTTGCTCTTCTCCACCTTGAGGAGTATATACTCTATCTTCAGATGAGATAATAGTAATACTTTCAGGCAAAAAGATTTCATCAGAATCACCTTCAGAATCCCAAGGTTGTCCGTCGATATCCATTTTTGCATACTCTCTTACAGGAACTTTGATAGCTTGACCATCAGCGTCACGACATAAGATTGTATCATTCATTACTTCCTGTCCATTTGGTCCAATAAAGCTACCTTCTACGGTATCTTCAACGTGCAACACAGTTCCAGGTTTAAGTGGTTGCATGTATTTCAAGTTACTAGTTCTTGATTGACCTACCATTCTTTTCTTTGAATATTTTACTCTTGACATAATTTTTATTTTTAATTATAAAATTAATTTAATTAATGCGACATCGATTTCTACTGCAATCCATCGCGCCTACGGCAAAGCTGGGTCGATTGGAAGATTATGTAGTCGATCGGAAGATTAAATTTTTTACTGGCAAAATTTTTTAAAAGCACCCCCGGTGGTTAGCCGGAGATGCTATAAGTCTTACGACAATACTACAGTGTAGTTCTGAAGTGGGTCGAAAGGGTTATCTTCTCTTAGCCCAGACTTAATCACGGTTTCAACGTAATCAAGCTGACCTTTAGAGTCGATGAACTCTTGCGCACCATTGTACGCGTAAGTAGGGTACCGAGGTTCATCCTCGCCCTTACCTTTTCGGTCCTCACTAGCAACAATTTCAATCTTCTCAGGTAAGAAGATATCATCGTTGTCAGACTCACCCTGATAGTGCTCACCATCCTTCACTGTCATCTTCATGAACTCACGAACTGACAATTTAAGAATTTGACCATCAGGATCCTGACAAAGAATCACATCGTTGGCAACTTCGTTTCCGTCGTTGTCTTCGTAGTGACCCTTCATAAGGTCAGTAACCATTAACACTGTCCCTACAGGGATAATTTTCGAGATGAAGTTCTTCAATCTCGCTTGAGAGGTTAACCTCTTCTTGGAATACTTGATTTTACTCATAGTAAAAATGCCTATTTCTAGGACTTTATTAGTTAAACAATTGATTGACTTAATTAAAGCTGGGTTGACAGTAAGATTATTTACTGTCTAGTTTGTCCCCAACCATTGAGCTCTGTATAGCTTTTTGAGCGAGGGCCCGGACGATTATCTTCCAGGGTTTAGAGTTGAAGTTTGTATTAGCTATTGCTATATACTCTGTTTCAAACTCTTCTTTTGTTAATCCTTTCATGATTGACAAATAATATGGGGACCACCGAAATGATCCCCGGTTAAACATTATTTAAATTCAAGATCGGTAAATATAATAGCACCATCGAATCTATTATGTTTCCGGTTAAAGTCACATAGTACTTCGAGCTCGTGCTTCCGCTGAATTATCTTTATCTTAGCCTTAGTGTCAACACGTTTGGCTAAAATTACTCGATGACCCTGCTTTCGTTCAACGATCTTGTATACAGCTGTATGTACAGAATCCTTTCCTACTTTCATCTTGAAAGTCATTAGGTTATTCTTTTTAGTGATTACAGCTTCGGTGTAGTGGTTATCCACCTCACCGTTTTTACTACTCAAGTAGCGATTTAAATCGTAATCAAATACAGCTGTTTCAGCTACTTTAGCTTCTGCAGTTTTGGACTGACATACAGAGGTCAGTGCTAGTCCCAACGAGAATATCATCATTAGGACAAGCGGAGCAAATGTTCTTTTCATTTTATTCTGCTTAGGTTAATAGGACTTCGCTTCATGCGTCGTCTCTTTGGTCGTTTTGTTAAACGAGTGTTTTCAGTGAACACGACCTCGTTCTCTGCCTTGTTAATACTCACTCTTTGGTCGTCACCCTCAATTGAAGGGTCAAGAGCTATTACTATGTTTTCGCCATCAAATACTACCGGCATGACGATACCGTTGATACGTGCTATCATTTTGTTTCATTTTAAATTAGACACTTAATAAAAGCAAGGCAGTCCCGTAAGATTACCTTGCTTTTATTGCCTGTTTCCAGGACTTTATTAATTAATAATTAGTTTTTGATTTTATACCTAAGATGTCGAAGATTTCTTCTTTATCCGGGTTTGCAAGCAGTAGTCCGTAGTTATAAGCAGTAGTAGCTGAGAAATACTCTGTAAATCCAGCTTTAATTAACTCTTTATAATACTCATACCCATGCAATCTAGCTATTCTACAATTTAAATTAGCTAAACTCGGAGGTAAATGAATAACATACTTAGAAGCATCTTCACCATTAATAGTGAAATACTTTTCATGTAATTCAGCATCTATTTCTTTACAATCCTCAGCAGGACCTGTAAGTTTACCTTTACATCCCCACCCATATCTTCGGAATAACATATAAGCTGATTTACCTATGTAATCCCCTCTACTAGTTGCTATAGTATGAGAATCTACCCTCTTACCATCTTCTAAAAGGATTGGACATCCTTCGTCATCTTTTATTATCTCTACCAACATAACTATTTGTTTTGTGGTCTATGACCTGTTATCATTAACGCTGACACTCTTACCAATCTGTTCTCTCTAGGTGTCATTACTAGGAGACTTACGATTTTACTTAATAACTTTTTCATTTTATATTACCTATTTCTAGGATTTTATTAATTAAAGGTTAAAATAGAGCAAGGTAGTGATAAGATTACCTTGCCCTACTTATTTTATTTGTTAGAATACTGTAGTATTTCGAACAATTCATTGATGAAATCATCTTTATTAAATTGCTCAACAACTATAGTGAATTCTATTGTATTCCAGTGATCGTTGTAGTTGAACCTTCCTATTTCTATTGATGTATTACATTTCATAGGAAGTGTAGCATACACATCACACTCTTCTCTCTCATCTACAAGTTCAAGGCTTGACCACTGTAGTGGTATGTATTGCACACCTTGTCTATTGTATGGTTCAGGTCCTTTCTTACCTTTTTCACCAAAATAGATAACAGTGCTTGTTCCTTCAACACTTACTCTTTCACCCTCACGTACATCACCACCATCTTGATCAAGATGATCAACTGTTTGGATTTCTATACTACCAAAGTTCATAGACATGTTAACCTTTAGAATCCGGCTAGCAGAACTATAGTTTGGCTCCATATAGTCATCATTAATTAGACTGTAAATTCTGTCCGCTACGTCCTTAGTCAAAGCAGGATTTCTTGCAGCAGTATTGTCTACTGCAAATTGTAGCATAGTTACTATTTCTTTTTTGTTCATTGTTTTATTTATTTAGTAATTGTTTATACTTATTAGTTCTCCCGCACTCAGCTATTGTATGTCCTTTCTTATTGTGAAGAGATATGTAATAGCTTTTGTAGTAAGGGTTGTCATTCATTTTACCTAAGCCTAATGTCACTGTGTATCCACATAATGTTATACATAGGTCTATTAAGTACAGTAAATGTTTCTTGGATATTTTTAACGATGTTTTCATTTTATATTGCCTGTTTCCAGGGCTTATTAATTAGTAATAAATCCACCCAACTATAAAATAGCTAGGTGGATATAAGATTATTAGTAGTTTTCAAAGATGTATTGAGCTACTTTAGGTAATACTTCTTCTCCATACCCTTGTGCAACAATACCTTCTTGGTTACCAATTACTTGGATTACTTCGAATTTAGTATCATCATCATACAATGGTAATAACTTAACAATTGTTGGTATAAGATCTCTAGCACTTTCTAACTCAACATCTACTCCTTCGAAACTAATAACATAACTAGGTGCAGGAGCACACATTTGTTCTGTCATCTTCTCTTGGAAATAGTGTCTACCAGGAGCACTAGGATCTACATCAGAAATACTAAACCCAGTCACCTCTACCTTGTAAGGTATTGGTTCCTGTGAGTCTAAGTCAAATTCAACAAAGATATCACCAACTGATGTACTTCTACAATTGCCTAAAGCGTTAGGACGCTCATCAATATTTTGCGTCATTACAAACGCTTCTTCAAGATTTGTCGCATCTACTGCGCCTACGTGTTCGTACTGTCCTTCTGAACCCCGTAGGTAGATTGAATACATTTTCATAACATGAATTTCGATGGTAAGTCATCACCTATTAAATTAGCTGTTTCGTCCTTTTGGAACTCATCAGTACAGACACACATCTGTAGACAGCTACCCCACTAAATCTTAGCAGGGTAGTTGAAAGATTATTAAGGGATAACATCAGCGCCAAACCCCATAACAACGCCATCAGCCGGAGCAAATACTACTCTTGTAAGACTACCAAGTCCTACAATTTCAACTTGACTGTCTAAAGCATGCTTAGTGATATAAGCAATAGCTTCATCGTTCAAGTCACTAGTATTTATAAGAAGATCAGACTTCCCCTTATAAACTGACACACACCTGACAGGCATGTCAACAAAACGCGGTGGTTCATTCTGTGTGAATAAACTGACCTTAGTCACAACACCACTAATCAAAGCCTTCGCCATGATAATTCTAGCCATAACTCAATCAAGAGTGCCGCCACTAGTTCCGGCAAGTTAATAAATTATTAGAAGCATCTGCAATGACCCAACACTATCATCTCTCTACATTCAGGACAATGCTCCTGTGGTCCAGGGTTCATATCAGGCATGTTAGCCCTATCCTCTGCAACCTCAAGAGCTATTTGCTCCTTAACCTCATTATCAAGATCTATACGACCTATGATAACAGGCTCCTTAACAATACTAGCTTCATACTCAGCACCCATCCTGATCATATCAAGCTCATTGTAAATATGAGAAACAACATGATCCTCAGGGCTTAGAGCCTTCATAGCCTTGATAACCTTCATACCAGACTCACTCACACTACCGTCAAAATGCATATTACCCACCAGCACACGCAGAGTTATATACTTAGGGTCATGGTTAAAATGCTCAGAGATTGCTCTGATGTAGTCTGAAACCTTACTTAAATTCTCCTTCATGACAAAGACGGCCAAAACTCATGTATATGAGCACCCACACCGTTATCGGGTTGTTGAAACAAATGCTAATTATTTAGCAATTTAATTTGGGATTGGAGTTTTCCAAAATATAAATCGAAGTTCAATATATATTGTTTTCCCACTGAAACTTAGCCGGGGAGGTTGTAAGATTAGCCCCACCCCTTCCTTATTTATGTCAACTTGTCACGTTCCTGCCACCTTGTCACATACTATACAAGCTCTTTATACCTCCTAACATGCTATAATATAATTCGATGGGGGTTATTATATAAAGTACCTCTTTAATATAAAGGGCGGGGGTTTGTATATAAGTACCTGTATATCAGAAAACTAACAGAGAAGATTCTTGTATAACATACATAGTGTTACTTTAGCATACCCATGGTTATTTCGTTATAAATCACTATATTAGGTATGTAGTCGATTTGATAATTAAATTAAATCACTTGATAAGAATAATATGACAATAGAAGAAGTATATGAATACTTAGATGGCTTACCAAAGAATTTCGTCTTCAGTCCGGAGGACGACCCAACCAAATTAATTTGCAGTATAAATAAGATGAAGATCACCTTTGACGAGGCTGTGGATTATGTAGAAATTGAAGTATCTTTAGAGGTAGGTAAAGTATGTAATGTAGCTGCATCCTGTAGCACGTTAGTTAGAATTAATTTAGCGGATATAAAAGATTTTAAACACCTGGAACAAATAACATATGAACTAAAAGATTAATTATGGATTTTAAAGATTGGGATGACATAGATAAAGGTGAAGAGTCAAGTGGTTTAGATGACTTACATAGTGATGATGATGACGATATTGAAATGTATGATGAATCTGGGCCGGCCAAATCTCAAGAGTCAGAACCGAATACCGACATTCAGCAAGATTTTATCAAACCTATAAATGAACCTGAGGAAATAATTAATAAAGGACTTCGTGATCAAAGATCTATAAAAATTACAGATCAAGAAGACGATATTGATTCAAAATGGGATAAATATAGGATTTAACATCGTAAACACGGCGAAGCCGCTTTACTCAAAGGGCGGGTTGGTGGGTACAAAATAAGAAGAATATGACGAAAAAACAATATGAATATAACCCTGAGGTAATATTTGAAAATAGTAAATACTGGGAAAGATTACATGATAATGAAGAAGATGATATAGAGATTTATGAAAAGAGTAAAAAGCCGTATAGTTTTACTTTCCTTGTAACAACGTTTGAATTTAATTTAATATTTAATAAGAAATGACACACGAAGAATTTATAATCTGGTTAAATGGTTTCTTTGATATATCAGGAGCTAAGACCTTAAATGAAGAACAAGTACAAAAGATTAAAGATAAATTAGCAAAGTTTTCCGACAAATCTACGGACAAACATGAGGAGGTAGAGGAGGAAGTTTACGTACCTCCGGTAACATCTCCAGTACCATATATTTCCCAAACATGTACATGCGGTTGGTGGAACTCAACCTGGTGCCCAATCCATGGCCCTATTCTAAGTAGACCTGATTGGACATATAGACCACTTGATCAACCGTTTTGGGTTACTTGTAGTACTTCAAAATAAAATAATCCTTAATATATAATAGCGTTAAAAAGATGAGGAAATCTGACCCTTTTTCTTTTTAACGTTTTTATTTTCAACTATTTAACCCCAAAAATTTTACCAAAAATCATTGAGGAAATCTGACCCTTTTTGGGGGAAATCTGACCCTTTTTCCGAAATTTTACCGAAAAACTACCGAAAAACACCTAAATGAACCATACTAAAACTACTAAAAGCTCTCTAGCCCTTTAAAGACGGGTGAGGAAATCTGACCCTTTTTAAAATGAACCTTTTTTAATTCATTAATTTTCCTTATATTTGCATTATGGAAATGAAGAAGTTTAATGCACTAAAGGACGACGGAAGTCCTGTAACCTTTAAAGGGGTTGGTGGTATGAAAGCCACATTAAGAACCGGAGGGTATGTAACATTACCTGATGGTTTTATTAATTATCCAAAACAATTAATGGTACTAGCCATACTTAAAACAATAGGTGTTTATGATTCGAGATCAAATACCTTAACATTGCCTAATAGGTCTGAGATAGCGGAAATTACTGGAGCATCACTTAGTACGATCAAAAGAGCTTTTAAAGATCTTGAAGAACTCGGTGTCCTTGGGAAGATATCTAATGGCAAGTATAGAGTAAGCAGTAGTTATAGAGATGTGATGAAGATCCCCAGTGCTTTTCTTAATTCAAAGAATCTTACCTGGGAAGAGAAGTTAATGATAGGACAACTATACATCTATACGGTAAAAACAGGCAAGGAGATAGAATTTAATGATGCAAAAAGTAACAGAGTCAAGCCCTGTGGTTTTACAAATAAAGCTTTAAATGATTTAGCTAAAAAGCTTAAATCGTTAGGCCATGTATCTGATGAAGACACAATAAATATCTATGCTGTAGTAATAGATGAAGCCGAATACGAGTACTCTAGAGCTGTACAAAGTGAGGCCAAATGGAAATCTATGGGGTTGAAGGAGAGACAGCTTAGATTAAAGGCTGAAGAAGAATTGAAGACATATAAAGCATTACCTGATGTAACAGATATTTAAAATTTTTATTTAGTACCTTGTAGATTAAAAACATATATTTATATTTGCAGTACGATAAACAAAACGAAGAAATAACTTCAATGAGAAAAACACAACATAACGCATTTTATTTTCAGCCGATGGCCTTTAGCTCTCTGGGTGATATTAGTGTGTTATAATGTGATCATACATATACTAAGCTGATTAGCCCGGATTCTTAAAGAGTTCGGGCTTTTTGTATTATATCGAGTGGTACGCAGAGGCTATACGGGCGTGCTTTGGGAGCACGAATTCGCTGGTTCGAATCCAGCTCACTCGACTTAGCGGGGTGGTCTAGGGGTCTAGGACGTCGGGCTCATAACCCGAAGGACGCGAGTTCGAATCTCGCCCCCGCTACATATGGGGCTGTAGCTCTAACTGGAAGAGCGCTTCCTTTGCACGGAAGAGGTTCCGGGTTCGAATCCCGGTAGCTCCACAAATTATACCTATTAGGGTATAATATATGTAAAACATATAAAACCATGCTATAGCGGGTATAATATTATAAAATTACCTGATATATCGGGGATTATATGTGATCGTATATAATATGGGAACGTAGAGCGTAATTGGTAGCGTCCCCGGTTGTAACCCGGGTCCTAACGGCTTGGAGGTTCGAGTCCTCCCGGTCCCACTACATGGTGTGCGTAGCCAAGCGGTCGAAGGCGCTGGGTTGTGGTCCCGGTACGGTTAGTGACACGTCATGGGTTCGAATCCCATCGTACACCCTAAACTGGACGAGTAGCTCAGTTGGTAGAGCGTGGGCCTGAAGAGCCTAGCGTCGGTGGTTCGAATCCGCCCTCGTCCACAAAATTGCCGGGTGGTCTAATGGCAGGACGTCTGGTTTTGGTCCAGAAGGTAGAGGTTCGAATCCTCTCCTGGTAACAATTACACTTTTTTATTCAAATAAAAAGTGTTACCTTAGTACTATGAGAATGTAAATATGATTTAAATTATGAAAAAACTTTTATTATTTTTAGCCTTATTTGTTTGCAGCTTTACATTACTAGGGCAATATAAAATTGATCCTGTGTTGAAATCTAATGCGCAGGAGTTAGTAGCTACCCAACATTATAACGTAAATATCTTTGTAGATACCACATCCAGTAAAACTTATAGTGATCTTAAAGAGATTATGATCCACGTTAATAATGTATATGCTCAAGTAGGCATCCACTTTAAAATTTCTACCTTTACATATGGAGGTAGTGATTATAACCCGTATCTTTCTGTAATAGCCTCTATTAAAAGGTTAACTAATAATTGGGCCGATATAAGTTTGTATATTACAGGTAGAAGTGACGAAGATGTTATAGGAGCAGCTCATACTAACTGTATAGGTACTTTAAAGGCTGTAGCCCTTGTAGATCTCAGTCTTCAGGATTCGAATAAGGATTGTTCAAGGGTTATTATACATGAGTTTGGACATCTATTTGGTTTATACCATAGTGGTACAGAGGATTATATAATGAGCGAAGAAGGTAACCTAACCTACTCATCTAAATTTTCAAGTTCTGATAAAGAAAAGCTAAAAAATTATTCTAAGACCTTTTAGGTTTAAAATTTAATATTTATATTGCAATCAACATGCAAGCAATAATTATAAATACAGGCATTAAGAGTAACGGAACTGTCGATTCGAGACGGAGTCCGCGGCTATCTGTATTTGTAAATATGTAAGTAAGAATAATTCATATATAACAGGAAGCCTCGGACTACAAAGTTCCGGGGCTTTTTTATTTGGCCCCGTAGCTCAACTGGATAGAGCATCCCCCTTCTAAGGGGACGGTTCCAGGTTCGAATCCTACCGGGAGTACTTTATATTTTTAATAATTTTTTGTACATTACCTAGATATGGGTATATTATTAAAATACCAAAAAGGTGGCGGGATTAAATACGGAACTTCTGATTATAAAAAAGCTTATAAAAAAGGTACCGTAACTAAGTATAACCCTAAAACAGATGTTTATCAGGCACCTGATTTATCAGAATTTACAGTTAAATCTAAGTCTACAACTGAAGAATTAGATCAAATAGGTCATAGTGTTATGAATTTTTTAGGTGATATAACACCGTTTAATTCTATGACAAGAATTATAGATGACCCTGTAGGGACAGCAAAAGGTACCGCGAAGACTGCCGCAGATTTAACTATGTACGCAAACCCAGGTTCAGCTATGTACGCTCAAATGTCTTATGTAAATCCTATCACTAAGAGCCCTTATTGGGAAGGTGTTGATCAAGCTTTAGATGTAATTGCTGTAGCCCCAGAAATAGGTGCAGCAGCGCATACTCTTAAACTTGGTAAGTATGTTAAACCTGTAAGTAAGAGTGGTTTAGGATTACTAAGAAAATCCCCTTCACCTAAAGTATATAAAGGAACAGTTATATATCCTAAACTAAATAAAACAACTCTTGACCCTAAATTAGAACCTTATTTATCTAAAAAGAAACCGATTTATAGTAAAGAAGAGGAAATATTTAATTCTTTTTTATCCCCAGAAGGTAAAGCAAAGATAGATACAAAGAGAACTATACATTATAATCAGGATGGTAGTGTAAAAAATGTATATGACGCTTTAAATACAAATACTAATAATATTAAGTCAGTTGATGATATATTAAAATTATCAAATGATAAAATTAAATTATTAACATCAAAAGATAGAGAGTTTTGGGAAATAGTTAAAAAGTCTCCAAAAGATAAACAACAACATATTATAAATAAGCAATTATATAAAAAGAAAGATTTATTAAACACACCTACTGTGATACCAAGTAAGAAGAATTTGGAGGTAGTACAAAAAGCATTTAAAGAACAAGAAAATTGGTTAAAATCAGATGAATGGTTAAAACGTAGAATGTCTGTAGCCAAAGAAAGTAAGGCTGATGCTAAGAGAGCTAGAGCAATAGCTTTACATAAGTTAAATAAAACTGAAGTTACGTATAAAGATATGACCGGGGTAGATACTAGACAGTTAGGATTTTCTTCTACTATAGATGAAAACCCGCATGTTTGGTTAGGTATAGATAAAAACGTTAATAATAAGGAGTTAAGTAATATAGCTAACCATGAATTTATACACGCCTCAAATACGTATAATATTGACTATAGTATGAAAGGGATACCTTTTAAAACTATACGACAACAATCTGATAATCCACAAGTTATTCGTACAATAGAATATTTAAATAAAAAACCAGAACAACAAGTTAGAGGTGTTAGAGCTCTATCCTATCTAAAAGAAAAGGGCTTATGGAGTGGTGGGGATATATCTGATGCAGCCATTGATCAATTAAAATCTAGCAGTAGAATAGGAGGAGATTTACCAAATGATATTACTAATTTAGTAGTGAATTTAGATAAAAAAGACCTAAAACAGTTTTTAAATGCTGTTTACACTACAACACCTTTGGTGGGAGTATCTGGAGCTGTATCAATACAATCAAAAAGGAATGGAGGAGTGTTATTGAAGTATCAACAAGGTGGGGTAATGCTTGATAACATCTATAATAAATATCCAGCATTTAAAAACATGGGTGAAGTTACTATAAAATCTGACCCAGAGTTCACAAGAGATAAGACTGGTGTTGGTAGTATAGAGTATTTCAGTCCTAAAGAAGGACGAGAAAAAGTAACTTATTATAGTGGATATTCATATGATCACCCTAAACCTGGTACTCATGGTATAGTCTATGACCCTAAAACTAACAACGAGCAGTCTATCATGTTAGATATGATGCATGGTATGACTAGTGATAAAGTGTACAAAAAACATAGAAAAGAATTTGAGGATGCTTTCTTGGAAAAACATAAAGGAGATTTTGAGCGTGATTGGGAAATGTCTAAGGAAGATTATGGAGAGGGAGATGGTAAAGAGCAGTTTAAAGAGAATTGGATAGATGGACAGATCAGGGGATTAATGTTTGAAGGAACTGAAGAAGAGTTTGAAAAGGCTAGATATTGGCCTAAAGCTAGAGAAGTATATTTAAAAGATACCAAGATTAAAGAGAAGTTTACCCAGTTACAAGATTATTTAAAGACTGGAAATGCTTATACATTACCAGAATTTAAAACAAACTCAGTAAAAAAGAGTAATCTATTACCTTATAAATAATACTTAAATTAAATAGTTTGTAATTAACCTTGTATTTACGATAAATTTTTGTATTCTTTAGTCGTATAAACAATATTAATTAATATTTTAAATAAAAAATTATGGCAACTATTACAGGATCCGCGGGTCTTAAAACTAGAATCTTAGCTGACTTACAATACAATTCAGATAGAAAAGATTTTACTACGACCCTTAGAAACTTCATGACTGATGTAGCTAACTACTTAACAGGTGAAGCTTCAGACAACACAACAACAGGTGCAACACCTACATTAAATAACTCAGTTGGTAAATCTACTACTGCTGCGTTATCAACTGCTGCTCTTACAGAAGCAACTGTATTAACTATTTCTAATACTTTACTAACTACAGGTTCAATTGTTACAGCTGTAATCTCTAGTTATACAGGAGCTGGAATGCCTGTAATCTCTAAAGTAGAGCCTACAGATGATACCCTTACTATTAAGATCTTTAATGCTCACGCTTCTAACGCATTAGACGCTGCAATGGTAATTGATTGGTCAGTTAAGAGTTAATAAAATTTAATTAAAAATAATCAATTATGGGACAAGTATCTGATACTACAGATTCTATCAAAGCCAATATACAACATACTGGTAAAGATGTAAAAGATATTAATAGACTTAGAGAGGAACTTATAGCTTTAGCCAATAAGACTGTAAGACCCTATAGAGTATATACAGCAACATTAACACAATCAGGTACTAGTGCTCCTGATGCTACTGTATTAGAAAATACTTTAGGAGGAACACCTGTTTGGAGTTATGCTGGGTACCCAGGTGGTTATTATATGACCTTAGCTGGAGTATTTACAGAAGGTAAAACTGCAGTTTTTCATAATAATACAGCACAAAATGGTAATAGTCACGTATTAGCGTATTGGGAAGATGTAAATACTATTTATTATGAAATGGTTAACTCTGCTGGAACTTATGTAAATAACGAGTTTTATAAAAATCACACTATAGAAGTTCGAGTTTACGATTAACCCCATTTTACTTTTAAATTTTATTATTAAATTTGCAATATGAAAACATTACGCACATTAGAACTTTGTTTATGGCTGTTGGAAGAATCCAACGGAGGTTCTGGTGTATGCGCTAAAGATATTTGAATTTGATTGACATAATTTAAAGTTTTAAAGTTAAACACTAAAGAACCTCGGTAACCACCGGGGTTTTTTGTTTTATGGCCCTATCGTCTAATTGTTGGTTAGGACGTCGCGTTTTCACTGCGGAAAAGAGAGTTCGATCCTCTCTAGGGCTACAAATAGCTTCGTGCCGTAAAGACGAATGGAAGAGTACCTTGCCTTAGAAGCAAGAGGTTTGTGGGTTCGAATCCCACCGAAGCTACAATGTTCAATAAAAGTCCCTGTTCACTGTACGTGAATGGTAATGAAACAAATATAATCTATGGCCGGGTGGCGGAACAGGTAGACGCGACGGACTTAAAATCCGTTGTCCCTAGGACGTGCGGGTTCGATTCCCGCCCCGGCTACAAAACTTGTTATTTATATCTGGTTAGTCACTTATAACCTTACTAATCGGATATAAATAACAATATTTACTTCAGAGCGTAGGTTGTGCTGATCGGTCTCCAAAACCGTATCATGAAGGTTCGAATCCTTCCTGTCGTGCTACGCACCTGTGGCCGAGTGGCTAGGCAGGGGTCTGCAAAACCTCAGACGTAGGTTCGAATCCTACCAGGTGCTCTATATTGCCTTGTAGTTTAATTGGATAAAACAGTGGGTTACGGCCCCGCAGATCTGGGTTCGAGTCCTAGCGGGGTAACAATATTCCATATCACGATATGCAATACGCGAATCGCGAATCCCATTGACCTTATTAAAAACTTTCTTATATTAAAGTAATATAAATTTTAATGTTAATAAGTTATGAGTATGGTATATTTTGTTCCTGGAGAAGTTGTAGAGTTGAAACAGGAAATTATGTTTAGACCTCAAATGATCGTTAAAGAGATCAAGAAAAGTCGAATGAAAGATGAGAAGACTAATAAACCTCAGCTAATGGGTGTTTTATGTTTTTGGTTTACAAATAAAGGAGAATATCAAGAACAGATCTTTAATACTAAAGATTTAGTACATTCGAAATAATAATATAAGATAATAAGAAGAATATGATATCGTTTACACTACTTGGTGGTAAACTAGCTATTGATCCTAAATTAGCTATGATTGAGGAATTTACTAATATCCTTGAATACGCTAGTAAAAAGAACAAAGAAGAGCTAGGCATGCGTATGTTATTATACGTATTTTATTGTTGTGATCTTACAAACAGCAATCCTATGAAAGATGTAGACTACCGCGAAAAACCTAGACAAGCCATGGTCAGAGCTCTAGGTCCTATCAATAAAACATCATTCACTAATAAAGAACAGAGTCTTATAGATGCTGCTATGGACGCATACAACTACTTTAATGAGGATGCGTTAGAAAGATCTGCTATGGTACAACAAAAGAAAATTGATGAAATCAGTGCTTTATTAAATAAAACAGAACCCTTTATAGAGATTGTTCATGATGAAGACGGTCAACTAGATAAGGTTGTTACTAATGAGAGAGCTATTGCTGGATTTGTAAAACAATTAGAAGTACTAGCAGTTGGTATGTTAAAAGCCAAGGAAACAGCTAAGAAAGTAGAAAATGTTGGTAGAGTTAGAGGAGATAAGGGAAGTTCTATGATAGAACGTGGCGTGTTTAGGGATGATGAAGAGTAATGACAACTAGAGAATTACATAAACCAAAACCGGTAAAGTTTATTGATATTAATAAACTTCCAAGAGCTGCGTTTGAAAATGACTATGATAAGTTTGATTTAGATTTCTTAGTTAAGAAAGATGGAAAAATCATGAATGGTGAGTTTGATGTTACTGATGTACCAGATAAATTATATGGTTGTCCAACAGGTAATGAAGAAATTAATTTAAAAGATTACTTAGTATATAGACCTGTACCTAAAGAACTAATACAATGGAGAGACTTACCAGCTTATCATCCGGATTCTTTAGATATGGAGAATTGGTATCGAGATCTTATAGAATATTGTAAACATGGTGTTTGGGTTGATGGTGAGTATTGGAATCCTTATATGGTTTACTGGTTAAATGTTTTTGTATTCCCAGTCCCAAAATATGATGAAGACGGAAACTTAGTTCCTGATTTTGACCCAGGTCATCCTTTTTATTGTAATATCGATAGATATATACTTGATATAGCTTGGAAGGCAAGACTTACAAAACAAGATGTATCTTTAATGGGAGGTCGTGGTATAGGTAAATCATACCTATGGGGCTCGATTATGGATAGAGAATATAGATTATTCCCTAACTCTTGGACTGTAGTATCTTCTACAAATGATGAAACAACTTCCGAGGCTTGGAATAAGGTTGAGGAATGTTTAACAGCTATTGAAAAGTTACATAGAGCTCTTAAACATAAACGTATTACCGACTCGCTAACAATGAAATATTCTGGAGAGGTGGTAGAATTACCAGATGGTACAACAGAAGATAGAGGGTATCTAGCTAAAATGGAAAAAATTACTTATGGTAAAAACGCCGGTAAGACAAGGGGTAAGCGTCCTACTATACAGTTAATAGAGGAGTTTGCTGCGTTCCCACCTACAGGACAAAAAGGAGATCTTAAATCATGCATGAGAGAATCTAGAGGATCTTGGTATGTAATGGGTGGTATGAAGAAATGTACAGTTTTATATTCTGGGACTGGAGGTACTGTAGAAAATGATCAAGCAGAAGGGATATTTATGGATCCTATTGCTAGTGAATGTATACCAACATGGGATTGGGAAGAAGCTGGCGATAAAGGTTGTGGAATATTTATCCCAACACATATAAAACGTTCTGGTACTTGGGAAGATAGTGGATGCCCAGATGTAGCTTTAGGTAGAATGGAAACGGAAGAAGAGAGAGCCAAGAAGAAATCAGACCCAATTGCATACATGGGGCTTCTACAAGAATTCCCTATGACTATTAAAGAGGTATTCTTACGTACAGGAGTAAATATCTTTGATCAGGATAAGATAGCCACACAAAGGACCACAATTGACTTTGGTAAAGATAATATACCAAAACCTGGTAGAGGTTTCCTTAAATGGAAACAAGCTGAGAATGGTAAAATTATTGGGGTAGAATGGGATCCAGCACCAACTACTGGTGATATAGAAATACTAGAGCATCCACACTGGTTGCAGGATATAACAGATTTACCTGACGACGAGAAACAACCAATGAAAGATTTATATGTATCCGGTTGTGATAGTATTGATCAAGGTAATATTGATTCATCTTACGCAACAGATAATAAAAAAGGTTCTGAACTTTGTATGATGGTTAAAAAACGTGTTGTGGATAAAGGGTACTTTAAATACACATCAAATATTTATGTTGCTAAATATAATAAACGTTCTGACGATGTTAGGGATGATTGGGGTAATGCACTTAAGCTGGCCATATACTATAACTCTCAAGTAAATATAGAGTATACTAAAATTGGTATTGTTGGTTATTTTAGAGATATGGGGTTTTATCACTTACTAAAGAAGAGACCATCTATTGCTTTACAAGGGGGAGACCCTAAGAAGAGCTCTAATTTAATAGGTACTCAGGTAAGTTCTTATCTTATTGATCATATGGACGGTAAAATTAAATCATATATTGATGATAGTTATGATAAAATATGGTTTCCGGATTTACTAGCTCAACTACAAGATTATGATAGAGATAATCGTACTAAGTATGATATGGTAATAGCTATGGGGTTATGTGAATTATCAGATGAAGATTTAATGGGTAAGGTAGCTAAACCACCAGTAAGAGAAACTCAACAATTACAATCTTTTGGTTATTGGACAGAAAAGTTACCAGACGGTCGTAGAATTAAAAGGTACGGAGTAATTCCCGAGAAAAAAGGTCAAGGAGGAAATGAGATGGAGCAATTCTTAGAAGCTGAAAAATTTAAAAAACATGGTGGGGTAAGATGGATAGATATGACCGATCCTGATGACCCAAAGCCAATGTATTAACACATTTTTAATTAAATAGAATTTAATATATTATCGAGGTAATGTAAATATAAATAATATGGAAGTAAATGATGTAAAACCAGAAAATCAACATGTTCTGGTAGAAGTTGAAAAACTAGAAGAAGTATCTGAAGGTTTATACGTAGGAAATCAAAATGCTGTCGAGACAGATGCACATCCAACAGAGTTTTATATAGGTAAAATTCATAAGTTTGGACCTAAAGCAAAAGATAAGGATCAGTGTCCTAGTATAGAAGAAGGTAAGTATGCAATATTTTCACAGTGGTCAGGCCACGCACTAGCAACCAAAGGTGTTTATACGAAAATAATTCCAGCATATAATATAGTAGCAATTTCAGATAGTTTAGAGATGACAAAAGAAGAACTTAAACCTACTAATGATAGAATTTTAGTAGAACTTATAGAAGATCAAAAAGTAGAAGACGAAGTATATATAGGAGATCACAATGACCCGAGAGAGGCTGTAACACAAAAGGGAAAGGTTATTAAATGTGGTATAAACTCTACCGGTTATTCGGAAGGTACTGTAGTTTTCTTTGAACCTCATGCAGGTAATTTAATTGTAAATAAACCTGGTGAGCAGATAAAAACATTAAACAGTAGAGATATACTGTGCACATTATAATAGCTAGTATCAATGCCATATGTAACTAATAAAAATATAGAAGATGTATATACTACAGAAAAGGAAAAGAATACCTTTGAGTATCTACACAAGTGTATAGACTTCAGTATTGCTCAATTAGTTTACGAGAGAGATCATATTAGAAGAGCCAGAAACCTTTACGAAGGTATTAGGGATGATGATGAATTTCGTTATTTACAAGAGACTTTCGGAATTGAAACCCCGTTAGCGCTTAAAATGACCCCTCTTGTAAAAACAAGGATTGATGTATTACTTGGAATTTTATTAGATGAAACATTTACATATAGGGTAACTGTTAATGATTCTGTATCCCTAGAAAACATAGAGACACAGAAAACAGAGGAGAGAGTAAAACGTGTTAGAGCAAAGTACCAAGAGCAGTTAAGTAGGAATAAAACAAATCTCCAGAAAGGGATGCCTATAGAGGATAATATGGTTAGCCAAAGATATTTGGAATCCATTGACTCTTTGATAAATGAATCCTTTATATCTTCCTTCGAAATAGCTGCTCAATCATTAATTAAATTCTTTTCACAAGACCCAACTATAGACTTAAAGCAGAAGGTTAAATTATTCTTTTTAGACCTTTTAGTTACTGGGGAAGCTTACTATAAAACATCAGTACCTCAGATAGGTGCTGACCCTGTTTTAGAGATAGTTAAACCAGAAAATATATTCTTTAGTAAGAATACTAACCATCAATTTATGTCTACAGGAAATAATCCTAATGTAGACACTGTTGTTCAGAGAGAGTATATGAAGAGGGAAGAGATCTTAAATAGATGGGGGCATTTACTAAGTAAACAGGATAAAGAAGACTTATTTGGTAAAGCACCTGGTAGAGGTACTGGACATACAAATATAGTAAGATCTACAAGAGAAATCGAGTATGCCAATAGAAGTATTGATGGAACTATAGGTAAAACTAATCAATACACTAGAAGAGGAACTGATTATATACCGGTATATTTTGTTGAGTGGTTAGCTAGTAATGAGGTTGACATTGATGACGAGACACAAGACGACTTACAAGTTGTAAATGAAAGTAAAGTATCAACAGAGGAGTATAGAGAATTTTATGGAGCAGATGCTGGGGCTAGTAAGGTAAAAAAGAAAGCTTATAGACTTGATAAATATCAAGGAATTAGAATTGGTTATAATATTTACCTGGAATGTGGTAAGAGTAGAAATACCGTAAGAAGTATAGGTACCCCGTGGAAAACTAAATTATCTTATAATGGTGTAGGGTATAATGAAAGAAATGGAGAACCATATTCATTAGCATGGTCTTTAAAGGATTTACAAGACTCTTTTGATATTGTAATGTTCTTTAGAGATAACTTAATAGCTAACTCTGGTGTTGATGGGTCACGTATTAACCTAGCAGCTATACCAAAAGTACTTGGTAATGATTTTATGGAGCGGTTATTAAAATTTATCGCACTAAGAAAGCAAGGCGTTGAAATAATAGACCCTACAGAAGATGGGGCAAATTTATTCCAACATTACGGAGATTTTAAAGGTTCGGTAGATGGTAATGTTATAGCCTCATTAAATGCGGTACTTGAGACTATACAAGCTCAAGCAGATGTTGTATCTGGTATAAATAGACATATGTATCAAGCCGCTGAGGTTAGAGATGCGGTTAGTAATGTTAAAGTTGGTCAACAACAAACATCTTTAATCACGAAAGATTTATTTGAATTAGTTCATACGGCTAGGAGATATATGCTTATTGACTTAATTAATAGAGCAAGATACTCCTATATAAAAGGTAAGCGAGGTTCTTATATTGTTGGTCATAGATCAATTTTATTTGATGTCCAAGCTAAAGACTTTTGTTTTACAGATTTCAATATACAAGTTGTTAATTCTAGTAGGGAGAACGCTAAGTTAGAGAAGTTATCAGCTGCTGTACCAGAGTTAATTGCAGCTGGTGTTATAGATCCAGAAATTTTAATCGAAATGATTATGTCTGATTCTACTACAAATATCCTACAACTAGTACAAACTAGTATAAGGAAACGTAGGGAGGAGAACGATATGGTTGGTCAGTTAGAGGGTCAGGTAGAGCAAATGAGTAATGATAGCCAAGAACAAGCTAAATTAATAGATCAGTTACAAAAAGAGATTGATAAAAAATCTCAAGAGGATGTAGACCTAAAAAATAGAGAGTTAGCTCTTAAAGCTAAAAATGATCAAGATAAGATTGATCTTGGTAAAGAAGAGATAGAACGTAAAATTAAGAAAGATGCCGCAGATATTGAAAAAGATAGGGAGATTGTACAATTAGAAAGAGAACAACTATATGCTGAGAACACTGCCGGTAATGCGAGAGAAATTAGAAATAATATATAATGGCAGAGATTTCGGAAAATACAAGTCAAAAGTATAAAATTGAGTTAGAAAATAGAGCGGTTGTAACTGTTAATATTAGACAACTTTTTAAACCGAGATGGATTAATTACTTTGGTTCTGTAGATAAAGTAAAAGAATTTATTAAAAATTATAAATAATGGATATTAGAATAGTAGAGTCAATGCCTACTGCAGGTAGTTTATCTGACTCAGCATTTAGATTAAACCCTAATGTTGAGAATATATCATTAGACTATGATTTCACTGACAAGGATCTAGCTCTACTTGATACTAATTTAAATTACGCTGTATTACCGTGGCAATTAGGGACTGATATGGTTAAGAAAACTTTCTTAACTTATAATGGTATTTCTTGTGAAACTCAGGAATTAATACAAACTGTAGTTATGGAATCTGATTCAGGGGCTAGCGCTACACAATTAGCCGGGTATAACAACTCAAATGAATGGGTATATAAACCAGCAGAATTTCAACTACCTGGATCCTTTCCAGAAACATCTAACCCATTAGATACAGCTAACTGGCCATACGATCAATCTCAAGGAATTACTGTTGTAAAACAATTTTTAGGTGGAGAGTCTGGTTTAGTTGAAAATAGATATACAGCTTTCTATAGGGCTCCAGTTCAACACTCGTTTGAATTAGCTAATGCTATAGGGACTAAAATTTATACAGATGGTTGGTATACTTCTTATGTTATAGCTTGTAAGACTTGGACTGCTGCAAACGCTGCTACAAGTGCAGCTAATGGACAAATCATTTACTACCCAACTCAAGAAAAGTTTTATGTGAATATTACAGGTAATACAGGAGCACCTGTTGTAGACCCTAATGATTCTAATTTAACTATACCAGATCCAACAGATTGGAAAGAAACTCCTACGTTTGTAGAGTGGATGGATTTTTTAAGAAATAATATGGGACCAGCAATGACTAATGATCCTGTTTATTTTGTTGAAACTCAACATTTAGCTACACCAGATTTAAACGAGGCGATTAGAAAGGAGTTATTAAAAATAGCATGTTGTTGTGATAAAAAGGATTTTGGTATGTCTACTATCCATAACTGGATAAAACTAACTCAGAAGAGAGTTGGGGCATTAGTTAAATTTAACGCTGAGGTATTTAAAACATCTCAAAAGATCATTGAATCTACAAGAGAATTATGTTACCTATGCTTATACCATGATAAAGAACACTTATGTTAATTAAATTTACAGATAGTTATGAGCCTTATCTTATAGAGGGTAGAGCTCTTGTTGGTAGACTTATAGATAAGATTGCCAGCAAGGAGCCTTTTGTAGGTAATTCAGTAGAATTAGATAAGATGTATGCTTTATCTATTGCAATTGGAGCTATTATTGATCACTTAGAGTATGAAGATAATGAAGAAGTTGCAGATAATGAGTATTTATTAGATATATTAAAAGAATTATTGACTAAGGATCTTTGCGGAACAAATAGTCAATTACCTGATAGAGTGTTTAATAATTTACCAGATCCAGTAGATCTGAATGCATTAAAAAACTCTAACAACTAAAAATTTAAATTATGGCAAATACACCTATATTAGAACAAGCAACCAGGAATAGTAAAACACTTAAAAATACTGATGCTCCTGATACAGATAGCAGAGAGATTGAATTAGTATCTTACGGTTTAACCGTTTCACCTGATTTAATGCATGACCATACTAGGATGAAATATACTTCTCCAGTAAATCAAGCACAAACTGTTTATATTAATTCTCCGGTTAATTGGGAGGATAGAACTATGCATTGGTTAGAATTGGATAATTCAAATAATACAGTAAGTAAGATTTTTATCTTTAATACAGATCATATATTATTAGATGATCCTGCTAATACAACCAGGTCTTATACTATTACTGCTGGAAAGAAAATGTCCTTCTTTGGTACATTAATAGATGGTCAGTTTCACTGGAGATTATCTAGTGAAAGTACTAACTAATACCAAAAAGAATACATATATTATATAATGAAAAAATTAATAAGTTAATAACTTAAATAAGAATAATATGGCAATTACATTAGAAGATCTTCACAGTGATGAAGATGACAACTTAGAACAAGGAAAAACGCCAGAAGGCGGAAAAGCACCAGAAGGTGATGACAAAGGGGATCCAAATGATCCTAATTACGTAGTTAACCCAGAAGGGAATCCTAGAAGCGCTACAACCCCACCAAATGATCCAGACAATAACCCTGAAGGGGGAGATGAACCAGGTGATGGTAATGAACCAGATGGAGGTAATGAACCTACCGGAGGGTCTGATGATGACGGCGGTGATGATACAGGAGGTAATGACGATGATGTGGTAGTATCTGGTATCGAGCAGTATCTTTCTGAATTTGGTATCCAGGCTGGACTCATTGAAATGGAAGATGAGGAAGGTAATACTGTTGAGCGTCACTTCAATGAACTAGATGAACAAGAACAGTTTAATGTCCTTAAATCTTTAGCAGACTTAGGCGCACGACAATCTGTTCAACAACATGGTTTAGACGAAGATGAGGTAGGTTTAATTAATTACATTAGAAGTCAAGAAGGTACTGTAGAAGAAATTCTAGAGGGTATGGCTAAGTCTAGATTAGCTGAAGAAAGAGCTTTAGCGGAATCTACTGGAATTGACTATCAAGGTATGTCTGAAGATGCTATTTACACAAAGTTTATTAAAGAGGCTAATCCGGAAGCAACTGACGAAGAGGTTGCGGAAGATCTATCAAAAGCTAAAGAAGGTAAATTCTTTGAGGCTAATGTGGAGCGTATGAGAGAGTCTTTTATACGTACTCAGCAAGAGGAAGCAAAGAGGTTAGCAGCTGAAGAGCATGAAGCCTATAAAGCAGAGCTAGAGCAAGACAGAACTACTATCGTTAATGCTGTAGCTGATATTGAAAACGTTGTAGGTTTTCCTGTAGATAATGATGTTAAGAATGAGGTACTAAGTAAAATTCTAGAGGTAGGTGAGAGTGGTGACTCTTTGTTTATGGAGGAGGTTTTCTCTGATCCAGCTAAGTTATTTAGAGTAGCTTATTTACATTATAAAGGAGAAGAAGCACTTGATACTTTAGATAATTATTGGAAGAAAGAGGTAACTAAAGCTCATAAAAAGGGTAGAGCTAGCGTTACTGACGGTATGCCTACTAAACCTATTAGTGGTAGAACAGAAAAGCCAGAAGGTGGAAAAGGTGATGATAGACCACCAACTCCATATAGAGAACCAGAGAGGATTACTCTAGATGAACTTCATGATGACGTTTAATAAAATAATTTTATTTTTACCTTTGTGAATTAAAAAATATTTTGCTTAGGTGGATATATCAATAATAATCAAGGGAGGAACTACCTTCCATAAAACAAAAGCTAAATAATATGAAAATTGTAGACAGAAATACTATCCCTCAGAATATGAGCGATACGAAAACTATCCAACATTTTGGTACTCTTTTAGGAGAAAAGCCTCACAAATTGGGTACTGTGGTTACAATGTACCCACACTTAGCAATCAGTACTTTGACTGATGCATTAAAAAATGTTTATTACAATCCTAAGAAATCAGAAGGGTCTTTTAGCCCTGTGAACTCAATGTGTATTGAGTGGGATATCAACGTTAACTTTATTAAGAAAGTTAAGATTGTTGGTGCTATCTCGGGAGACGGTTCTCAAGAGCAAGTTGAGACTATCATCTTGGAGGAAAGATATTATGACAAAAATGATACTTTCACATTAGAGAACAAGCAACAATTATTTGTTACTGCAGTTCCTAAGAAAATCTCACAAAAGAAATATGAGTACAGAGTAAGATTGGTGACTAATGATCCAACCAAGACTATTAACACTGCTTACGCTGCTGCTGGTTTCACTACTAGATACAGAAGTAACTACTTCCCAGAGTTATCTGAGAGAGGATACACTAAATTTGTAAGTAACACTGAAAAGCACAGAAATTACATTTCTCGTCATAGAGCTTCTGTAGACTGGTCATCTGACTATGCTAGACAAGAAGATATCTATATCCAAACTGCTAAAGGTAAGGATGATTCAGCTTACTACAAAATGAATAAAAAAGAGAAAGATTGTTTAGATCACTTCTTGAACTCAAGAGACCAAGCATGTGTTTGGGGTGAGACTAACTACGATGTGAACGGTAAATGTCGTTTGCAAGATGACCACGGTCGTGACATCCCTATGGGAGATGGTGTAGTAGCTCAAATCGAGAGATACTGTGATAAATTCTCTTACTCTATTTTAACTGCTGACATTTTAGATGACGTTATCACTTCAATGGTTGAAAAATCAGATAACCCAACTGGAAATGTTTATGCTGTTATCTGTAACGAAAGATTATGGAGAGCATTTGGTAAATTGATGAAAGATGACTTGAGATTTATTTCTCCATCTGATGGATCTTACTTCTACTCTAAAGCTAAAGGTAAAGAGGTTGAAGTTGGAGCTACTTTCAAATCTTACCATGTACAAGGTAATACAATTACTTTTATGCCAGATAGATCTTTAGGTCAAGAATATCCTGATCATGGATACGGTATCTTCTTAGATACAGGTGTTGACTTAAACTCTGGAAGACCTAATATCGCTATGTTTACGTTAAAAGGGTCAGAAATGATTTCTGGAAACTTAAACGGTATGGGTGGACAAGACGGTATGACTTCTGGAGAAGTTTCTACAGGAGTTGCTGGTTCTCAGTACCACTTGTTAGGGTTCGCTGGTACAGTTGTATTCAACCCTTACAAATCTTTCATCTTGGAAGAGTCAGTAATTGTGTAATAATAATTACTCGTAATATACTAAGAGGTATCTATTTAGGTACCTCTTTTTTATTATACACATAGAAAATTAAAATATTATGACTATATTTTGGTTGTTATAAACATTTTAATAAAAACAAATAAGAATAATATGAGTGAAAAAGGAATGCTTAATTTAGAGCAGAAGGAGAATGGTACTCCTATTGATAAGATTATTACCCTTAGGGGAATCTTTAAAACAAAGCATACAGTTCAACCGGCTTTTGACCCTAAAGTAGGGTGGTATAGAGGCGTAAAAAGAATTACAGAGGATGATAAAAAATCCCTTACTTATTATGTAACTGTAGGTGAAACAGGCGAAAATGCTAGAAAAAATACTTCAATTGTCCTTGAGGATGGTATTGAGTTTAACCTTGATAATGAAGTAGATGCTATTAACTGGGCCTGGGTAAAGGAGACTAAAGAAGTTGCTTCATCATTTGAGGAAGCACAAAAATCAAAGACAGCAAGATTCTACGTAGAAATTGAAGGTAAAGAAGCTTTAAAGAAAAATATTGAAGTTGAGAAGAAATTCGAAGCTATTAAATATGTATTAGAGGATTCACCAGTAAACTATGAAAATAGAGCTTTGTTATTAGGATTTGACATGAAGGGTGAAAATCCTGAGGTTGTTAAACAGTTCCTATTAGAACAAGCTAATAATAGTAAAACTTGTAAAAAAGTAATCGAAGTATATGAAAGTAAATTCTTAGGTATTCACTTACTTTATTTGAAGGCTAAACAAAAAAATGTAATTACTACAACTCCTAATGGAGCAATTAAGTTTGGATCTCAAGTATTTGGAATGTCTGACGAAGCTGCAATTTCTTTCTTACAAAACAAAGATAATAAGGAAGTATTAGCGTTATTAGAAAAAGAAACTAATCCTGATTACTTTGTGAAAGATAATGACCCCGCAAACGACAAAGAGGAAGGTACAGAACAGGGGGCTGCTTTCGACTTCACAAAATAATAATAAATGACTCACAGACAATTTTACGAATATCTACTAACAGAGCTTAATACAGTAAAAGCTCCGTCATTACATCTTGAAGATTTCTTATACTTTGGTAATAAAGGTATTCAAGAATATGTCAATGAGAGATACAGAAAGTATCAAGATACACAACAACTTACAGATGATTTACAAGCGCTCCACTCTTCTACGAGTGGGGTGTATGTAACAAATTCATCCCCAGCCACCACTACTTTTACAGGAAGTTTTTCCGGGTCTAGAAATACTTATTTTGGTAATAAGTATAATAGTGCTTTTATGGTTGTTGGGCTTCCTAGTGATTATTTTCACTTACTAAGTTGTAATACAAGTGTACAAACTAATATACCTTATAAGTGTCAACCTGCTGGGTATATACACCAAGGTGTTACGAAAAGATTGACATCTGATCTAGCCGTTGGTATAATGAATAATGCATTTTTAAAGCCTGATTATAGAACTACTTATTATAAAATAGTAGATGATTATAGAGATAATATTAAACCTGGAGCTATAGAAATTTATTACGGTGATCCCAATAAGTTTTCCGTGACAGAGTTTAATATTGACTATTTAAAACAACCAGCTTTAATAACGATGACTGCTACACAAAGAGATGCAGTAACTGATAATACCCCACAAATGGAATTTCCAGAATATGTTTGTAATGAAATTATAAAACGTACAGTAAAATTAATTTTGGAAAACCAACAAAACCCTAGATTACAGACACATATACCGACAAATGAGTCGATTGAATAATACCTTTGTAGTTAGAATTTAATTTAGTATACTACAAAAACAATAGGTTGCGGATACCAGCTGTGACCTTATAAAATTTATAAAAACGATTTTACTACACTGGTATAAGTAAGATCAAAAACAAAAGAAAATTATGTTTACATTAGGAGACAAATTAAGAGTATTAAACTCAGATGCCGAAGTTATCGTAAGAGATAATACCGGAGCTACTGTAGCCACAAGTGGTGCTGTAGCAAATACTGATACTATCTCAATTGAAGGTTTTGGTACCTTTGCTATTGCTGATATTTCAGATATGAAAATGCACAGAGGAATTACTGCTGCTAACGAATCAATTGATTGGACTATTGTTGCTCCAGCTGGTATTGTTATTGGTGATGCTGTAGAAGTTAGAGTATACGCTAAGACTGGAAGATATCAATCAGAAGTTAAAAATAACTTTATTGGTGCTGCTAGACCAATTACTTTTATGACCCAACCATTAACAGCTGTTACCGCTGCTGCTATTAGAACTGCAATTGTAACTGCTTGGACTAATAGAGTAACTCAATTCCATATTGAGGATCCAGTAATTAATATTACTAACGGTGCTGCTGCTGCTGATATCGATGTTGCTACTACTGCTGGTTATGAGTCAGTTGAAGTAACTAAAATTGAAATTTCTAGAGCTAACTCTGGTATTGGAACTCAAACTCCAGTATCATTAGCTAAAAACGTAACTAACTCATCTGCTGAGCCAGGATTAGGTACTGGTAAATTCTTAGAAGAGTCTGTAAAAATGGCTACAGGATACAATACTGATCCTTATGGATTAGATCAAGATTCTACTAACGTAGATATTAGAGGATTGTATACTGAAGTATCTTTCACTATTGATACTACTTTCGATGAGAATCTATCTACTTTAGCTGCTGACCATGGTCCGCTTCCAGCTACTCACAGATTTACTATCTGGATGAATGAGTCTACAATGATTGCTGCTAACGCTGCTATTTCTAAAATGGCTGCTGCTGCTATCTTAGCTGCTGCTGCTAACGCTGGATCTACAGCTACTGTTCAAGCTGCTCCTTTAACAAGAGCACAAGAAGAGACAGAATCATTAATCTTAGCTGATAGAAGTTCTGTTGCTACTGTTGCTGCGTTTATCGCGTAATAGTCTAAGAAATAGATTAAAAAGAAAGCTCGTCTACAAAGGCGGGCTTTTTTACTTTATATATTCAAGTATTTTTACTATAATGTATAATACGCAAAACTTGTATTATGGGAATATTAAAATATCAAGGAGGTAATAAATTAATAGCCGCTAAAGGAGATAATATTATAGCTACTAGAGCTGCTTCTGCTCCAAATTATAAAGCACAACCAAATAAAGTGGTTAAACCTGCAGTTTGGGATAAATCTGGATATGAAAAGTATATAAGTGACCCAAATTATGTAGCAGCAGCATCCCGAGGTAATACAAAACAACAAGGTATTGTAGATTACTATAAAAGTTTACCGGGGTCTACAGGAAGAGAAGGAGGAGAACAATTCTTTCAAGATGTAGCTAGAGATATGGGAGAAGTATACTCGTATGATGCAGATGCTACAAAGGCAGACTGGATATTTGATAGAAAAGCTACTGATGAATTAGCTGCTAAAAGAAAAGCTGATGCTATAGCTGCACAGAGACAATCAGATAGTGCTAGAGGGTTTACACCTGGATTTAAATATGAGGATGGTCAACTATACCAAAGAAGACAAGGTAAGGATACAGGAAAAGAACATTGGGAAGCTTCCAACTATAATATGGCCAAAATGTACGCTAAGAAATATGGTACAGATGGTTTAAGTAGTAAAGAGATAGTTCAACAGGTTAAAGAAAACCCAAGAGCATTTGCCTCTACTTGGGGCACACCACAAAATATAGCTCAAGCACAAGGAATTAAAATTAAGGAAAATAATATGACAAATTATAGAAATGGAGGTAGATTACTAAAATACCAAACCGGTAATAAAGTAGACTCTGTAAATACTTACCAGATTACACCTAAGGCAGTAAACGGTGTACAAAGAACAAATACAGCTGTTTTAACTCCAGGTGAAGTAGATCCTAAACAATATCAAGGTTTAAGCGAATGGCAGCCAGCCTATGATCCAAACAGACCTACTCAATTAGATAGTAAAGCCAAAGCTAATGCAGCTATAATGGCAGAAAGAAATAGAAGAAATCAAGAGATAATTAAATTTAGACAAGGGGTTCAGAAGAAATATGGCATAGATCCTAATACTATGGATATAAACCAAACAATCGACCCTAATGCTGTTTATCCGGAAGACCACAAACAAGCAGGTCAAAGAATGATACCAGCAGAAGACTTAGAAAATTTTTATAAAAATCTAGAGTGGAAAAATGCTTATAGAAGAAGAGCGGGGTTTAAAGAAAAACAATATTACGGAAGTAAAGAAGCTGAACAGCAAGGTTATACACCTCAGACAAATATTAGAGATTTAAACTTTGGTTATAGATTAACTACTGGATCTCAAGCGCCTGCTAGAAAACATAAAAGAGGTGGGGTTTTACTTAAAAAATCACAGAAAGGTGGTAAGTTAACTACTAAAGTTGAGGGTTACGATGGGGTAGTAAGTGAAACTTATGGTAAGTGGCTTACTAAACAATCTAAAAAACGTAAGAATAAAAGAAAGAAACAAGGTGGTGGAGATGGTTCATTAGAGGAACTATATAAAAAAGAATTACGTGTTTTAAATAAAGCTAAAAGAAAAGCTGAAAGAAAAGCAGATAGTAAAACAGCTAGCTATAACTGCGGTGGTAAATCTCACAAAGGTGGTGGGGTTTTACTTAGAAAAGGTCAAAAAGGTTTTGTAGTAAAGGATAATTCGGTTACTAAAAAGAATGACAAAGATTATAAAAAGTCTCAGAAAGATAAAGAAAAAAGGGCTAAGAAATCTGAAAAGACTTATAAGAAAGCATTAAAAAAACAAGGCTCTTTAGATTTAAATAAGATTGCTACTATAAAGAGATAAGTATGACTCTAAACGAGATAACATCAGCAATACGTAATAGAGTTTCAGATGGTTTATCTGGAAATATTTCTAACCAAGCTTACTCAGTTAAACAAATTGAGGAGGAAGTTGATTTAGAAAGAGCTGCTTATATACAAAAATATGCAGACTCCGGAAGAAAGCTTAATCCTAAATATTTATACCAAACTATAGATGCTTTACACGTAACCTGTCACGACTTATCACAGAATGCTCCATGTGGGTTTTCTTCCGGGGATGGAGTACCAGCTGTTAAAATACCACCTGTAGCAGCTACATTCGATGATAGTGCTGTAGAATATTTTGGTCTTATGAATAAGCAGGAAGACTTTATTGTGTATTTTGATACCGATAGTATGCAAAACCATAAATATCGCGTTAGAACGTCTAAAAGACCGTTTATTTGGATTGATACAACACAAGATAAAAATGGCATGATGACAGCTTATCTAATGAATGCTGGTCAACATGTTGGTTTAAAATATATGTCAATAAGAGCTATTTTTGAACACCCATCAAGAATTGGGGATGATAGTCCTGATTTTGGTGATAAGGAATATCCAGCACCAGGACACGTTCAACAAGCTATAATTGATACTTTGACTGAGAAATATGTTAGATACTATAGACAGATGAATCTGCCTCCTTTACCTAATACTCAGTCTGACCCAGTAACTTAATTAATTTATGGCACAAGAAGAAGCTCAAGAGCGTTTATATGAATACTTGACTAGTAAGCATAGAATGAAAGCATTATTTGGAATATCTATGACTGATGATGATTTCGTTGAAGATTCTTACTTTATATTTCGCGACCTAGGAAATGTTGCTACAGCTGTACATGGGTTTACGGCTAATATAGATCAAGATGGTTTTGTAGACCTTCCTTGTAATTTCGAATATATAGAGGCTGTATCAGAGGGGTCAACAGCAGATTTTAGTGATGATGATCTAGTAATTCTATATGGAGACCCTACAACTATAACTATAACAGCTAGTTATTCATTTTTACCTGATGTGGTTAGTGATCCGTCTTTTAAAAGACATAATTTATCTAGATCAGACCTTCATCCAAAGGGTGATTTTGTTCCATATGAAATTGATGCATCTGGTACTTGTAAGAAACTTAGATTTGATAAGAAGTTTGTTGGTAATATGGTTACCGTTATTTATAGGGGTATTTTAATGGATTCCGATCAAAACCCGTTGTTAACTAGGAAAGAAGTTGAAGCCATTGCTTATAAGATGGCCTTCTTAGTAACACAAAAGAAAGCTTTTATGGGGGATGATCAATCTACTAAATTCCTACCATATATTAAACCAGAAGCTGAGCGTATGGCCGCTGCAGCTAAAATTCCTGAATATTTATCTCAAAACTTCTTAGACAGACTACTTTCTGCAAAAACTAGATCAGATAGAAAAGTATTTTATAGTAGTTATAAAACTTTAGAATAATGCCTACTCATGTTTATAATGAGGACGGAAAATTAATAAAGGTAGCAGCATTTGACGCAAGTCTTATGCTTACCCTTAAGGATATATTTCCTAACGATAAAGAATTCGCTAAGGAAGTATTGGAAGTTAAATCAAACTCACCTAAGGGTAAACTACAAAAGTTATATAATGTTAAAGATAATTCTTCATTAGTTAGGAAGATCTTTAGATTATATATAAAAAGTGTTCTTTGGGATATAATATCTGGAAATTGTTCATATATGTTTCCAGGTAATTGTAAAGCTGAGATATATACAGCTGAAATGAAAGATTCAGTTGTTAAGTATAGAAGGCAGAAAGGTCAGTTACATGAATTCGATCTTTTAGCCACTAATTATAAAATACCTAGAGTTAAGTATAGATTTTCTAAACACTCTAGACGTCAGCAATTAGAAGTTTATGTTAATAAACCATATTATAAACATCTAGTAGATACAGCTAATAGTGGTAAAAACTTCTCTAAGCGACCAAAAAATATTAATCACTTTCTACCGGAGATTTACGAACAATTTCCTTATATTAAAGAAAGTAGTATAAATAAGATTGTAAGAATAGGATCCAGAAGAATGGCTTACAATTTAAGGAGAGGGGAAGAACTTAGGATCATAGATAAAGACGGTGAGATCAGATTTTATAGACCTCTAGGTAAAAATCATGATAAAGTAATGAGATCCGTCAAGAAGAAAAGATTAAATAGAGAAAAGAAACAAAATGAGTCAAGAACAGTCAGTTAATCAGTTTACAGAGCTTAACACAGATTCACATCCGATTAATACAAAACCTAATGTGATGACTGACGCTATTAACGCGGCTCTTACAACTAAAGGGAAAAACCAGCTTATCCTTCAAAATATGAATGGTAATGAGCATGTTACTCAACTTACTGAGGGATTTCAGCCATTAGGTGTTGAAGTATTTAAAGGTATATCTTATATAGTATCTGGTAGATTTGACTCTAACGGAAATTTTATCGAAGGAGAAATAGGGTCTTTCCCGTCTCCAGACTGGGACAATCTGGTAAATAATGGTATAGATGCTAGTTATTATTTACCTATGAAGGATAAGTATGCCCCACTAAAGAATTTTTCTACTATACCAAATAATTCACCAGTTATACCTCATCCACTAGATGATGATGTAAACTATAATGAACCTTTTAGAACTCCAGAGTTAAATTTTTTAAGTGATAGATTAATAGAAGTAGAGATACAACCATCATACGATGATTCAGTGAATATTATATTTACTGATGATTATAACCCTGTTAGATTAATTAACAGTAGATTTAAAGTGAGTGAGGATGGGAAAAATGCTGCTATTGCTGATAGGCGTCAAGATAAAGATACAAATACTTATGCTGAAGCGAGGTTTGGTGCTACTAAATTACTAAGACAGTCGGATACTATAGTCGACTTAACTTATAATGGTCTTAGTTATGGTGGGGCTATTAAAGGTGGCGGATATAGATTTTATTTTAAATACACGGATAGTGATGGCGGATTAACAGACATTATAGAAGAATCTCGTTTAATTTCTATGGGTTATGATGATCATGGAGCAACTGATCAAGAAGATACTGGTAAAACAATAAGTTTTACATTAAATAACTTAGACCAGAAATTTAGTGGTATAAAGGTATATTACTCTCATGCTGTAGGAGAAACCGATACTACAACTACAATTTATGAAATTCAAGATATTTATGATTTACCAGCTACTGGTGGGTCTATGAATATCACTGTATATGGTACTGAAGTCACAGATGTAATATCATATGCTACTCTTAACATAGATTATTCTTCTATTGATACCGTAAAAACAATCGCTCAGCATGATGATAGACTTGTTTTAGGTAATATTACAAATACTACAGATAATTTTGATATATTTAGTGATGCCGCCCAAGGATTACACATAGAGGAGATTACTAAAGATATAACTATAAAAGAGAAAGGTGAAGGATATGCTGATCCTTCTAACGTTTACTATAATTTAGGTTATTGGTCTGGAGAAACTTATGAAGTTGGTATTATATTTATTTTAAATAATGGACGAGGTCTAACACCAGCATTACCTATAAGAGGTGGTGATAATTATGATGGGACTTTCTCTTATACAGGAACCTCTCCAATAACAAGTGCTGACGGTTTTGTTGGCAACACATCTGAAAATAGACTTGGGGTTTACAGAACTCACAAACGTAAGGTACTTTTAAAGGGGGCAGCTTACGACACTACTGAGGTAAAAGGTCTTAGAGTTAATGTACAATCATTAATTAATAATTCTATTATTCAGTCTGAGACTGATGGATTCTTTTTTGTTAGGAAAGAAAGAAAAAATGACGCCTTAGTTCAGGGTTACATGTGTAACACTGCAGAAATACCTACGCTGTTAAGCCCAACCACACCTACATACAAGTCTGTTCAAGATTGTAGATGGGGCATTGGTAAAGATAGATATGGTTCAAATAATCACGGTCAACCTGCTTTTGAAGATAATGTAAAAGTTATGCCTTCCCCAGGTAGAATATGGGAAAATATTATAATGTATCAAGATACACCTATTGTTACTAATAATAATGTACCTGGTATAAAAAGAGGTGATCCATTATCTATGCAAGGTATAGTTTGGCCAGATCCAACTTATTACTCTCATAATGGGAAAGCTGTTCCAATGTCTTACGCATTCTATACACCTGATGCTTTAGTTAATAAGCCTTATATGTCGTCTATATTTAATGGATCAAATAAAGGATTAGCTATAAATGGTGTTAATGGTAATACAGTTATAGGTCGTCAAGATGTAGTAGAGAACTTACAAGTAACTACAACTCCAGGTGGTGGTACTGGGTACCCAATACAGTGGCAGGGTGAGTTTCCAATACCAAGTAACCAAACTATTAACTCACATATATGTACTACGGGAACGGCTACTACAGGTAATTTAACTTGTGGTACTAATCCGCCAGCAAACGGTGATTTAACTATATTAGGGCCTTGGGGTGGTGGTTTTGAAACAGCACCTAATAGTAATATAACATTAAATTTAGATGCTGAGTTTAGATCTTTAGATGGGGCATGGAGTATAGGACCTGTTACACATACATATGTTGATCTCCTAAATATCTCTCATACTAGAACAGAGACCGGGTTTTTAAAAATAGATTTACAAATAGATTCTTCTGGTAATTATGTTCCAGGATCTGGTACTGTTGGTGGGTACGCGTTAGATGCTACATATAGCACGGGTACTAGTGCATGGACTGCATTTAGGTATTTAGAAGTATTTGATTCATCACCTAAGAAGCCATCTGTATATGGTAATCAATTTGCTCAATCACCGCAACATGATAGGGAAATTGGGGTTGTTAACTCAGCTGTTTTCTCCGTTCCTTTAAATACAATGTCTGTCGGACAAACTGGTACATTTACAATACAAGTAAAATTACCTATCTATAGATATTATAAATATTATGGTAATAGTGAGGGTAATACACCTACTCTAGCGTATACTGAAACAGTAGAAGTTACTGGTACATATACTTTAACTGGTATGCAAAATACAATTAATAATAATTTACATACTGTATCTTCTACAGATAATACACCTATTCAAGATATACGTATTGAGAATATTGTATTTGATCCTACACCATTAGATGATCTAGATACTGGTGAATCTATTAAAGTTAATTATATACCCGATAATCAAGATTCTTTCAGTAACGGGCAGTTTGCCTCTAAAAGTGATCGAAACCTATTCTATACTGCAAGAGATGCGCAAGATAATAATTTAATTGATCAACCTTATTCTAGTAACCCTAATAGTGAGCAAGCATTAAGCGGTGTAAATACTGGTATTATATGGGCAGCTGATCAAATTCGTTTTGCAGATTATATTGGGGTTAAAATATCTAAGATAGAACAAAATGATAAAGCAGATATATACCTAGCTAATGAACTTAGAAATGATGATCAGAGTGTTCGTAATTATTTAGCATTTCAACAAAATGGATATGGATTAGCTGGTACAGATATAGCTGATTGGACATATAAAGTACAGCATGAAGGATTCAGACTTGGTGTTGTTTCTAACATCTATAGTTCACCAATAGGTCCACAAACACAAACAGACTGGAAAAATAAATATAATAATTCTGGTGTTGTCGAACCTTATTATGCAATTTCTAAAAGATATAGTTGGGAAGATGTAATAAATAATGCAGATATAGATATTTATGATGGGGATTGTTTTATAAATTATGCTTATAAAAGATTAAATTACTCTTTAGGTATTGAAGGTACACCTTCAGCCACAGACCCTACTTTATATGCATATCTATTACAACCAGGTTTATATGATAGAGGTACTGTATTCCCTATTGTATGTGAGAGTAATTATAATACATCTATGAGAACATTTGAGTTCTTTAGCCCGGAAGAAAAAGTATTATATGGTAAAAATAGAACTTATTTTCCAATAGATACTATTGAAGATATTAGAGGTTCTAGACAAAATGAAAGTGCTGGTTATAACCACGGGTACCATTATGCATTTAGTGATCGTAATTATACAGCTCTTAATGATAGGTCTCCTGTTTTAAATATAAATTATGGTAACCGTGTAATGGTTTCTGAGTCAGCTGTTGCTGGTAACTTTAAAAATGGTTACACAGACTTTAGTGGTCTTAATTTTAGAGATTATAATAAACAATTAGGAGAGATTACAAAATTAGTTGCTCATAATAATCACTTATTCTGTATTTTTGAAAAGGGTACAGGAGTTGTTCCTATGAACCAACGTACTATGGTTGGGGGTGAAGGAGACGGAGTATTTATTGATGATGCTAAGATCTTAGCACAGAAAATGAAAATAATTTCTACTGAATATGGTAGTGATCAACAATTTAGTATTATTAAAACAGATGAGTACATATATGGGTGTGATTTAAATAAAACCAAAATATGGAGAATTGTAAGCCAAGGTGAGCAGCATAGTATGGAGCTTATTAGTGATTTTGCAGTACAAGTAATATTAAACGAGTACAAGGACAGGTTAGATAATAATAGATTACCAAGTTTCGTAAAAGCTAATTATGATAGGGAAAGAAATAATGTTATATTCTCATTCTTAAACCAATTAGATGGTAAGTATACTACAGATTTATATCAAATGGTTGCAGTTCCCCCTAATGACCCAGATCCTATAGGTGATGTACCTGTAGAGGTTGGTGATGTTGGAGGAGATACTCCAGTTGATCCGCCGGTAGACGATGAATTTACAGATATAGATTTAAGTGGTCCTGTAAATGCTGCTGATTTTGCTGCGTATGAAACCGCTAAGAAAACAAAAGCAGCTTCTGACACACCTGTCACAGATGCTTCTGCGGGAACAGCAACTGATGACGCAGTAGATGGTTTAGATACATTAAGTCCTAATAGTAAAGGGGAGGTTATATTGCCTGGCGGTTATACCACTATACCGGGATATAATGAACAACTTCAAATATATGAGCCTGTATTAGTAGAGACTAATAAATTAGGTAGTTTATATTTTAATGAAACTATAAGTAAGTGGGTATCTAGATTAAGTTGGAATCCTCTGTTTACATTTAATATAAGTAATGATTTATATTCATTTAATGCTGTAGATAATATGGATAAGGTTTGGGAGCATTTTTCACCTAATGTACCTTATTGTCATTTCTATGGTAATCAAGATAAGTTTGAATTTGAATTTGTGTTGGTTGATAATTCTTCAGCTCAAAAGATATTAAATAATTTACACTTTATATGTAATAGAACTTTCCCGGGTAGAATTACATATAAGATTGATTCTGATGTTGATTATGAGACATTCGCAGTTACTGACGGATCTTATACGCAATTAATGAAACAAAGACATGAATATATTTCATGGACTGCTACTCAGTTTATGAATGGTGGAAACTTACTTATAGACTTTGGAATTAGTGCTGAAGAAGCCGAACGTATTGTAGGATCCCACTTTGTACATAACAATATTTTTTATATCATTGGGAATGCTATTACGTTGAATGGAGTAAACTATGTAGGCATAACTGATGAGTTTGGAGCTCCTGTTACAGCACCACTTACTGGTCTGAATATCAATAGATTAGAATTCGGGATCATCAAACAAAATATGGAATATAGGGAAGATCACTTATATGTTGAAGTTGGTAAGGGTACTGATAAATCAAGGGTAAGAGATAAAGCAATAAAAATAAGAATTGTATATGAAGGAAACGACTATGTTACGATACAGTCAATCATTTCTAAGTTCGTTTACTCATTTAACTAATAAACAATGGCAAAAGATAATATTTACGATTTAACGATCTCTGAGATCATTCTAAGGCTAGAAGATCTGCAAGGTGCAAGTCTTAATACAGCCCGCTTAGAACTTTCATCATCTATAGGTGAAATTACAGTACCGGAAAATTATAATAATGGTGCTGTAGTATTTACTTCTACAATAGTAAACATGCCAACTGGTTATAGTATTGTAGCCAGTTCTCATGTTATTACATATCCTACAGCTGAACCAAATACAGTAGGTAGTGCTACTCCGTTATCTGGTGTACCTACCAGTGTTATTTTAGGAGCAGTTGGGTCTACATTCGTAGTAACATCTACAGTCGATATTACTGATGGTGTTACTCCGGTAACTTTAAATGCCTCACTTACCATTACATCTGTACTACCAACTTATTATGGAATGAAGACGGCTCCTGTTGGAGCTCCAGATAGTACATCTCTATCTGAAATATCTAGTTCATTAGATACATTTGAAATTACAACAAATGGGGTACCAGAGAGATTATATGTAGCTATACCCACAGCTAGTGGAGGGGCCAATTTTAAAGGGGTGGCTATCGAACCAAATAAAGTATGGATTCCAGCATCAGATTTTACTCAAACCACTGTAGGATCTCATGAATTTTGGGTATTAAATTATGATACTATATTTACGGAACCGCATAAGAAGACATTTACGATTAAAACAACATAATTAATATGGCAACAGAAATTAATAATAATCTAAATCCTAAGATAAAAGAATCTTTAGATGCAAGGTTAGCTCCTGTGGCTAATGTTGCTAGTTTACCAGATCCTAATGCCGCTGCTAATTTTATCCCAGAAGGGGCTATTATTTATGTACAGGATGTACAATTAAATTACCAAGCCCAAGAATCAGCTCCTAGCGTGCTAGCATGGGTTAATATTGGTGGAGCTACAACTACATCTAAAACGACTGGAGCTCTTAATATAACACCTACTACTACTGTATTAGATTTATCATTAGTGTCTCCAGCTATTGCTACATGTCATAGTGTAGTAGTTACTGTAGTTGGTGGTGGATCCGCTACTATTGCTAGCATTACAAATGCAGTTGCAGGTGAGCAAGTTACATTTTATATAGCAGATGCACAACAATTAACTTTTGTACATAAAGATTATGATGTTGCTGGGTCAAACGATATTGTAATGGAAGACGGGTTTGATATGACTATTAATGGTCGTGTAACCGGTAATGAATCTGTTACATTTAAGAATCATGGTACAGCAATGTGTCAGTGGGATGCTGTTCAGTATATAAAGAAAGGGGATTTAATCACTAACTTCTTAGATGCTATAGGAGTTATTAATAATCTTACATCTACAAGTACAACATCTCCACTATCTGCTTACCAAGGAAATTTACTTAACCAAGCTATACAAGGAAAGGTAGATAATTTTAATCTTGGTACACATTTAGCGTGGACTGGAACTGATCCAAATGTATTATATGCTTTACCATGGGCATGGGAAATTTGGTCTGGTACTAGACCTAAATCTATAGATCCTACAACATGGATACCAGGTCTTTACTCTACACCGGCCGATAATTATTATTGGGTAGATTTAAGGTCTACTGACCAAGGTGCTTATCTATTACCGCCCCAAAAAGACCCTACGGTATTTAATAACTGGATTCAAATAGATCAACCGTTAAATAACTCTAAGATAGTTAGATACGATATTGCAGCAGATGCATCTTTAACTGCTGTAGGTTCTAATTATAACCCTAGAGTTGACACAACTACTGCAAATGGGGACGCTTTGGTATCCGCGTGGAATGCAGACGGACCAGCCACGGAAAAAGTATCGTTCACATTACCTGAAGGTACATATAAAGTAAAGGTAAAGATAAATGTTGTATCTGATAAACATAATGATTTTACATTTAATTTTTACAGTATAAATGGATTAACTACTGCAGCTGCAGGTGTTCCAGGTACTACTGTTTTAAAAGATATTGCAACAGTAGCTAGTCCTACAACAGCGTGGACTGATTCTGACCAAGCTTCTTATGAAGTAGAGGCTTTACTAATTATTGGATCTACAGCTGGGGTTGGTGACGGCGTTATCCTTGGATTAACAACTACTAGTTCTTGGGCTGCCAGTTCTTTAAATACTACATTAGCTGGTTATTTAGAAATAACTAAATTGAAATAACATGATAAGCGGAAAACAATTTAAAAATATGGCAGATTATATGTTCTCAGGAATACCTGGGTACACTCCGCCTACCTCAACATTTACAGCTACACCAGATACATACGTAGATACTTCATTACCTGGTAGTATCGTTTTATCCGGAACTATTACACAAAATGATGGTACTGTAGATAGTTGGGCAATTAATGAAGGTGTAACACCAACTCCTATAGCTACAGGAACTAATTTAACACCATCTACAACATTAACCGGAGGTAGTATACCATCTTCACCTGGTACATATAATTACTATTTAACTGTATATTATACAGATTCAAATGGAGATCCACAAAGTTTTATTGAGTCTATAACTGTTGTGGTTACTGCTGCGTTTAAGTACGGCCAATTATCAGGTCCTGGAGATAATATTACTGTTCCTGGAGATTTAACAGCGCCTTTAGAAGCTGCTTTAACTGTGACAGATAAAGCGACTATTATTAATATATTTAGTTTAGTTGCTGCAGTAACAGCTAGGGTAGTGTTTGTTGTACCGGATTCTTATGGTACTGTTACGGCTATTGAGGATGGAGCAGGTCTAGATATTACTAGTCAATTTAATGTTATTGTAGATGCTGGTAACAATAGAAAAATATATTGCAGTATAAATACAATAGCACCAGCTACTTACTATTATAAATTTATCTTTTAATGTCAGCTATTACTAATAAAAATGCTCAAGGAGAAGGTCTTCGTATAGGATCTCAAACACCTGTAGATGATAGGGTTGTATTTACAGATCTTACAGACTTACAAGATTTAGGTGCCGGGGATTCTAATGCATATCGTTATTATGAAGGTATGCGTGCTTGGGTACTTTCTACAGAAAGGGAGTATGTATGGAAGGAGTCTGCAACAGGTGAATTACCATCATCATTTACTTACCCCGCTGGATTGACAGTTAATGGTATATCTTATGGTGGACGTGATTTTAACTTTGTTGAGACTGGTACTGTTAGTTTATCAGTTGTAGCCAGTACTCATATAGTTACATCTGTATCTTTAGTAGCTTCAACTCCTTATGTTGTAAATGTACCCGGAGCAGCTGATATTATATCTGTAAGTGTTTACACTGCTACAGGTGAAAATATAACTGATGGTATTAATATTGAATTAACAGCAGTTGATGATATAACCTTAACTTCATTAGATTCGTTAGCTAATTTATCTGTAAAAGCAACTTATATATTATAATTTAAATTATGGCAGACACTAATAATATACACGTACATATTGACCATAATAAACATGAGATAAGAAATTTTTCTGTTGAAAAGTTAGGTGCCCACCCTACTGGAGGTGATCTTTATGAGGGTAGAATGTGGCAATTAACTACAGGCGAAAAAGACATTTATATTTACTCCGATACTACTATTAAAAAGATAGTAACTGCTGATGATTTAAATAAATTTGGAGCTTTAATTGGTACTTATGACGCCTCAACTGGAGCTATCCCTGACGGCGTTACGGCTGGTCAAATAGGTTCTGGTGTAGATGATGAAGGTTTATCAGCTACTGCACCTGCTAATATTCAAAAGGGTGATTTTTGGATAATTTCTGTTAGTGGTACTATTGCTGGTATTGCTGGGGAAACTACTCTAAATATAGGTGATATATTAATGGCTACTGCAGATTCTGCTATTTTAGCTGCAGATTTTTTAGGTATTAAATCTAATGTTGATACTTTAGCTCAAGTATTGGCGGCTGGAAATACTACTAATGATGGTCAAACTATTGATGCATTAAATGGTGGTGGTCAGATTAATTTAAGAGATAGTTCTGACAATGTTGTAGCTATAACGAATGATTCTGGTGGATATGCTAAAGCAAACATCTATTTTGATGATGCTGAAGCTACTATGGGGTTTGATTATATAGGGGTAACACCTAAAGCAGGGTTTCAAGCATTTGCTTCTGATAATATTATACAGGTTAAAGCTGGTGATAAGATAATACTTAAATCTGGTTTAAACACTTCTACTCACTCAATTCTTAACGCAAGTGTATCACCTGTACTTATAGGTACTTCTAGTAAAATCCAGTCTGATATAGGTGTAACAGGGTCTGTTGCTATTGGTGGGGGTTCTGCTGGGGTTCTTAGACATTTAAAAACTAACGATACAGCTTATGTTGATAAGCTTGGATTTTTTAGTAGTAGTACAACTAATGTAGAATCAATATTTACATTTGCTGGTATTGCGGATAGAGCTGTTACTGTTCCCGATAAGTCCGGAACACTTGCTATGTTAAGCGACATCACACCGCTTAGTTATGGTATTTACGCAGGAAGTGGTACTGTACCTACATCAGTAGTTGCTACTTTAACTGATGATTTTACATTTTTTACTGGCGGTGGATCTAACTTATTTTGGATAGACGGAGGATCAGAGCAGATAGCTATTAATACAAGTTCTCCTACTGTAGGGACTAAATTTGAAGTTAGAGACGGTCTTGTAATGTTTGTTAAAGGTGGTGGGCCAACCGCAGGATTACTTCAAGACGTTGGTAGTTATACAGAAAATACAAAAACTGTTCTTCCTGGAGCTGCTTTCTTTGGGACTCAATCTGTAGGAGTTTTACAAGATGTTGTTGCTGGTGATGCCCTTACCTCTATTAGAGGGTCTAGAAATATGGCTGTTTGGAATCAAACAACTGCTGGACAATCACTTACCGCATCTAGAGGTATGGTTGGTAGTGCTAATAGAATTATTTTAGTTGATCAGGGTACTGTAACCCAAGGTATTGGCATTCTTAATGAATTTCAAACTGTTACAGCTAATGGTACTATAACCGAAGCTATAGGATCTTGGAGTGGTTTATCTACTTCTAATTTAGGTACTATTACAGGATTTAAAGCTTATTATACACCTGATCTAAGTGCTGTAACTGGAGCGCCTGCTGTTGGAGCTAGATACGGTTTATATTTATCTGATTCTGGTTATAACTATATAAATGGTAGGTTAGGGATAGGTGATGATGCTCCAGATGCAAAATTACATGTTCAAGGGGAAGGGACAGATGCTGGAACTACCTCTTTTCTTGTTGAAGATTCTGCGGGGGTTGACTTTTTTCAAATTAGAGATGATGGTTCTTGGTCATTAGGCGAAGGTGCTGTTCCTAATACTAACACTACTGTTATTATAGGTCTTAATGCATCAGCTACCCATGCTTCATCTATCGTGATTGGAAATGGAGCAAGTGATAATGCGGGGAGTACAAGAGAACAAATTATTATAGGTGTAGGTGCTACTCAAAGTGCAGCAGGTGCTGTATATGGAGTTGCTATTGGAACTAATGCAAGTGTAGCCTCATCATCTGTAGCTATCGGGAAAGATGCTACAAACACAGCTAATGGAGGTATTGCTATTGGAGTAGGATCAACTACAGGGGCAGGAGTTGCTATTGGAAATGGCGCTGATGGTACAGGAAATAATGCTGTTGCACTTGGCGGTTCATCAGTATCTACTGGGTTTAGAGCAACAGCAGTTGGATTTCAAGCAAATGCTGGGGCAGGGTATTCAGTAGCAATAGGTAATGGAGCGACAACTGCCGGGGCTAATTATGCAATAGCTATTGGAACATCTGTTGTTACTACAGCAGCAAACTTTTTAATAGGATATTCTGTAACAGATACTGGAGCATCTAGCGGTGTAGGTATAGGGCATACAGCAATAGTTGGTGCTGCTCATACTATTGCAATAGGTACAGAAGCAGAGGCTACAGGTATAGAATCTATAGCAATAGGTGGAGGATGTGTTGCATCGGCAGCTGGAGCTATAATAATAGGTAGATCAGATAATCCAACATCAACAGATTTAACTAATTCAGTTGGAAATTCTTTTGGTATAGGTTGGGAGGAAACTACGCCAAGTTTCTTATTAGCTAAGACAGCCGATTCTTATATGGCTGGTACTGGTAAATTAGGTATTTTTGTTAAAGTGCCTGCTAATGATTTATCTGTATCTCCTATACAGTATGAAACAGGTACAGCATCACAATCTGGTAATACTATTACAGGTTCTGGTACAACATTTACAGCAGCGATGGTTGGTTCTCAATTTATTTTTGCTGATGGTACTAATGCAGGTACAATTACTACATATACAAGTGGTACTTCTATTGATGTAGATACAAGTGCAACAGTAGGATCACAAGCTTATAAAATACATTATACAGGATTACAATTAGATAGTACAGGAAAAGTAGGTATAAATACTACCTCTCCTACAGAGGCACTAGATGTAAAAGGTAACCATAGAGTTGAAGGTCAAGCATATTCTGCGGCTGCTTCTACTTTAACACCTACAGGAACTACTGAAACAATTGATTGGAATGATAGTAATGCTGCTACAGTAGATTTAGCCTCTGCCACGGGAGATGTTACCTTAACATTAAGTAATCCTAAAGCAGGAGCATCTTATGTAGTAAAAGTAATTCAAGACGCTACTACACCAAGAGACCTTGTGTGGCCTGCAGCAGTTAAATGGCCTGGAGGTACTGCACCAGTAATTTCTACTGGAGCTTCAGCTATAGATTTAATTATTCTTTTTTACGACGGGACAAACTATCTAGCATCATTCAATCAAACTTTTAGTTAATGCTTTTTCATTCTAGTTTATATGCGGGAGCAAAGCCTCCGTCTTTACCGGTAATATATAATAAGTATAGCCCTTTACATATGTGGAGTGCTGAAAATATCAGTGAATACTCTACTAAGAATGCTTTAACTGTAGTTACAGATGAGTATGTTAATTTTGATAATGTATTAACTGCTGTTGCATCTCAGACTACAGGTACAATTTCTACTTGGGTATATTTACCAGATGTAATAGCTGGTGTTACTCACAGATTAATAACATTTGGTGATACAGATGCTAATGAATTTTTAGTCTTCCAAATAGATACTCTTGGAAGATTTGTAGTGGCTTTAGGTATTGCCGGTACTACCCAGTGGAATATTAGATCTACCTTCGCTATAGATACAACTGATGGTAATTGGGTACATTTATTAGTGGCTCATGATGGAGTTAAACCTAATTTATTTGTGAATGGGGTTGATATATCTACTATATGGGCTGTGGATGTAGATCGTACAAAATGGTTTACAGATTGCACGGGATTGGATAATGGTAGACTTGGGTGTTTAAATTACAATTCAGGTGGTAATACCGAATTTTTTGACGGTAAGTTTGGTGATATCTTAATTACAAGTGATGCTAAAAATGCAGCTGCTGTAACTGATATATATAATAATGGTTTTCCTAAAGATGAAGGTAGTATATCTAATGCTATAGTTTACTATAGATTTGATAATGCTTCTGATAATTATAATAGCGATGTAGTTAATGAGTGGAGATTTTATGATGAAATAAGTAGTATAACAGCTGATTCGGTAAATTGTGAGGTTGGTGATATAGCTGAAACTGAAATAACTTCTCATGTGGTATTGTATGATTATGCTGGGACGCACGATTTATCTAGTCATGGATGGAATTACCCCACTATACAATATGATGATTCTAACTACAAAGGAAGACAGACGTTTAAATTTAATGGTACATCTACTGGATTTAATAAAAACTTTTCAGATTTTAGATCAGGAGATAACGTAGGTATGATAACTTATATTTGTACCCCCAACGATGATTTAATTTATGCGTTTTCAACAGCTGATAAATCATCGAATAATAGATATTTTATTGGTGGTGGCACTGGTTCTAGTAATTTTGGGCGTATAAGATCTATTAACGGAACATCTACTATTAATAACTTTCAAAACACTCAACCTAGAGGATATCCTAAAATGATTTGCACTGTGTTGTCTGATGGGGTAAATTTTAAAATATGGGTAAATGGTATTGAGCAATCTACTGCTACAATAACAGCTGATGGTCAGTGGTTAAATGATATGGTTGCTGGGGAGCTTGATAATATTTCTATAGGGTTTTCTAATCAATCTACAGAATCTTTTGCCTCGATGGATTGGGCATTAACTATGTACCATGATTCGGTTTTAAGTGACGCTGATCTAAGATCTATGCACCAAGATATTATGAAGTATTATGGTATGGATTTTGAGGTAGCGATAAGTGAGATAGTTAATACTTATAGTACACATAATATGTGGAATGCTAATATGAGTTTCGTAGACGGTACAACTACAACACTTTTTGATATTCTGGGGAAATATGATATGGCTAACCCAGCTGCTGCTAATCAACCTACATTTACTACATCTGACGTAGATTTTAATAATGAATCTAGTATTACTTTTGTAGATGCAGGAACAGATTATTTAGAAAATTCAGTGGCTAATTACGGTAGTACTTTAGGAACTACTGGTGTATTTACTGTTGTATGTAAAATAACTGATCTATCTGCTACAAATATTTTATATTCTGTTGTAGACGTAGCTACAAATACCGAGAGACATCTAGGGGCCGTTACTACATCAGGTAATGCTAGGGTTTTATATAATAAGGATGGTGCCGGGGTATTTTTTAGAGATGCTACAACTACTACAATCACAGCTGGAAATACCTATATAATGTCATTTATGCAAAAAGGCGCTTCTACATTAGCTGTTATAATAAATGGGGTTAATGAAGTTATGTCAGGATCTTCTACAGGAGACTGGTTAGATGACTATACTGTATCCGATGCAATACAGATGGGAGCAAAAGTAAATTCAGCTGCTACTTATTCTCCAGATGTAGAGATGGCTTATATGGATTACGCTCCTTATACTGATGTAGCTACTGTTCAAAATTTACACACTAAATTAAATAAAATTTATAATATATACTAATTATGGCTACTTTTAGAGGAATAGTTTGTAATAACGATACTGATTACAGAAATAAAGAACAACTTATACATAATTTTTTATATGGTAAGTATGGTAAGCAATCTACTGATGAAGATGGTAATGTATTAGAGTCGGGGGATTATACCAGTCAAAATTTTGCTGGGGCAGGCGGTAGAGTAGATTTACGAACAACTGAAGGTAAACCTATCTTAGTTGAGCCATCAAAATCGGAATGGGCTTCTGAAATGCCTACCTTACCATTAAACTTTCAAGACCTTGATACGTCAATAATCGATCGAGGAGAACTTTAATAGAACATTAAAATTTAGAGATATTTTGCTATATATTAGGATATCTAAGAAATAAATACACACAATATGTTACTAAGAAATAACGCTTTTAACAGATACCAACCAGATGCTTATGGGAATAGTCTTAATAGTATGACCCCACCTGGAACTATTAGACCATCTTCTAATCTTAATATGAGAAGTAAGGATAAAGAATTATCTTCTGTTGAAAAAGATAAAAAAAGAAGAAAATTTTTAGACCATAATAAAACTATGTCAGAGGCTAAGGATAAGGCTGATTTACTTAAAGAACAAGAAGCCCCTGAGTTTGAAAAAACTGACTTTGATTATGCTGGAGCTACGACTGGAGCTATGCAAGCTGGTATAAGTGGTTATCAGAGTGGGAAACAATCTGGAGGATCTGGAGGTGGTATGTTTAGTGGTATGGGTAAAAGTAAAGGGTATTCTGGATATAAATCTAGTGCTGGGGAAGGTGCTATGTCTAGGGCTGATTGGAAAGCTGCTGGTAAACCTACAGGCGGTGGAGCTGCTACAGCTAAAGGCGGTGGAGCTGCTGCTTCTGGTGGCGGTAAATCCGGCGGTGGTGGAGGAGGTGGTTTCTCTGCTGGTGGTGGAGCTGCTGTTGCGGCTGGTACTGCTTTAGTTGGTGCTGCTGGTGCTCAACAATCTGCTAATAAAAATGAAGATGTTGGCGGTGCTATGTCTGGTGCTGCTACCGGTGCTAGTATTGGTATGACCTTAGGACCTATTGGTGCTGCAGCTGGAGCTGTTATTGGTGGTGTAGCTGGGTATTTTTCTGGTAAAGGAGCTAAGGAAAAGAGAGAAAAAGCTGAGAAAAAAGCAGCCGCTGCTAGGGAAAGACATAATGCTGCTATTAGGGAGCAAAAAAGAAAGATAATTGGTAAAGCTACTGAAAAGGCTAGATATCAAAGAGTAATGAATGAAGCATCTAGATATGATGCTCAAGGTAATCTTAGATATAAAAAAGGTGGTGTGCTTAGATATGGTATTATCTCTGTGAATGAAATAGCTTCTATTAAAGCAGAAACTGAAAAAAGAGACGAGCCAACACCAGAAGCTAAGCCTAGAAAAATTACACATAGGTATGAGAAAGGTGGTACACTCTTAGGGAGAGAAACTAAACCTACAAAAGTTATTTTCAAGAAAAACGGAAGTAAAACTGTACCTGTATTTAGAAGGGGCGGTAAAATAGATGTGGCTAAAACTAATGTAATTGTAGATGGGCCATCTCATGATGAGGAAAATAATACAAGTGTAAAGGGCGATAGAGGTTTACCCGTTGTAAAAAATGGTGCTAAAGTAGCTGAGATAGAAAGTAAGGAATTAGTTATTAATAAAGAATCTACTTTAGAAATAGAAAAACTAGCTAAAGAAGCTAAAAAGAATCCGGAAGCTAAGAAAAAATTAGGGGAACTAGTGAATAAAGAATTAGCTGATAATACGTTTGATTACTCTGAATTAATGACAGATTAATGGGGCTATATAAATTAAATATAGGTGATAAAAAATTAAAGGTCGCCGTGGCCAATACAGAAGAGACCTTATATCAAGGTCTTTCTGGTACTAAGAGGTTAGGTAAAAATAAAGGAATGTTATTTATGTTTCCAAAACCTTCTAACGTTACTATGGTTATGCGCGATATGAATTATGATCTTGATTTTGTAATGCTAGATTCTAACTGGGAAGTTATACAGGTAGGATCTTTAGATAAAGATGATAGGTTTGGTATTACAGCTCTTATGCCACCTCATATGGTATTAGAGTTAAATAAAGGCGATATAGATCGTTTAGGGATTAGACTTGGCATGACTTTAAACCCTGAAAAAGATTTATCTACTCAATTAAAAGGGGTACAAAAATTTAAACATGGCGGTAGGTTTGAAATGGTTGGTGAGAAGGTATTTGAGGTTAAAGTTGATGATATAAAAGTGGATCCTAATAAATTGCAAATACTTAACACGGACGGAGAAGTTGTTGCTAATATAGAACCTGGAGCTCGTATTTTTAGTAGAGAGGATACTAAAAGATTAATTAGTAAACATAAAAATGGGGATAAACTTGCTTTAGCAGAAGCTATGATTGAAATGATCGATAGGCAAGATAATCAAAAACAAGAGTACGTTACAAAGTAATGGGGGTTTTAAAGAAATATCAAAAAGGTGGCGAATTTATCGGTACTGATCCTAGTACTATTCCTCAGGATATAATTGACCTTAGTCGTTACTCTGGTGATGTAAAACCTATGGACCATATGATCTCACAGCCTCACGGGTATAAACATAATACTATACCTGGAGAATTTGAGTCACCAGCTAGAAGATATTTTAAAGCTGCATCTATTACAAATAAAAAACCTATTAATAGAAGTAAAACAACGCAGTCTAAGGATAAAGAAGTTATAGATGGTAAGTGGCATAACTTTTCTGTAGAAGATGGCTATAACAGTCTTAAAGAGGGTGATAAGGTTAAAGTAGGGGATGCTACGATTAAAGTTACTGGAGGGTACGGATTAAGAAATTTAAAAGGGAGAAAAGAAGAACACTCTAGAGGAATTGATATTACAACTTCTACTGGAAAAGCTCATGCTTTATCAGATGGGGTTATTGAAAGTGTTTTATTGGAAGGCGATGGATCAAAAGTAGGAACCGGAGCAAAACCTGCAGCTGGGTATTATGTAGTGGTTAGAAATTCTGACGGTACTAAAACACAGTATATGCATCTTGATCCTATGACAGAAACTGATATAAAAAATCTTAAAGGTAAAAAGTTAAAAAGGGGGGATGAAATTTGGGGGTATACAACTGGATCAGGTTCTATGACAGCACCACACGTTAAAGTTAGACACTATGGTACATCATCTAAGTATAATGTAGACCCCTCACAACTTATTCAAGGTATAGCATATAAATATATACCTGATGGAGAAGGTAATAATATATTTAGTTATAAACAAAAGAAGAAACCATTACTTAAAAGTTAAGGTATGAGTAAAGTTATATTTGATTATATACTTAATAGGTATAGATTGGTTTCTCGAGCTAGCCAGGTAAACTATGATAATACTGCGTCCGGGTTAACATCTGTTAATGTTAAAGACGCAATAGATGAGGTATCTGGAACGCTAACAATAATAAATAATAATGAGTTACTTATCACATATTATGAAGTTGTCGCAGGAACAAGCTCACCAGACTCGGTTACTGTACCGACGAATGGGACGATCGTACTCGACAAGTTTGGAGCCTCAAAAGATGCAATTCTTTCAAAGATTGATGGGAACAATAACGTCACTTGGGAAAGCCCTCAAACTAGTGGGGGAACGATAGTAACAACATCACTAGATGCAGATGGAAATTATGTATTCTCTGGAACTCCGGCAGATACAAATGTTGCTATAATATATACTTTTAAAATAAAATTTTCTGACTTACAAAATGCAAATATTTCAAATATTCTATATGAGTCAGAGTTAAATTCTCAAAGAGGCGACGGGTCTACAATAACAGAAGTGTCTAATAATTATAACGCTTCTGCTGGGGATTTTGTTGTAATGACAACTGGAGGAAGTGATAAAACAGTAACCTTACCACAATCACCTAGTAAAGACGATGTTATAAATGTGTATAAGTATGATAATGCCGGTGGTAAAATAATAGTAGATGGGAATGGAAATAATGTAGACTTTGAAAGTCAAACAGAAGTAGTTTTACAGGGAGAGAATCATACTTATCAATTTACAGGGACTGAGTGGTTAATAAAATAAATTATAATAATAATGTCGGTAATTAAATCGAATAATAATGAATATGGTGCTTTTGGGGAGCAAATAACTTCCCATTTAACTCCTGTTGTTCAATTAGCAAATAAATATAAAATAGATCCTTCTAATTTACAAGAATTAGAAACTTTTACGGCAACTGGTGGTATAGCAGATAATGTTGGTAACCTATTTAGATGTCAATCGGGGACTTCTTTAGGCGGATATGGTGTGGTAAGATCTAGAGAAACTTTAAATTATAGGGCTGGACAAGGTATAGTTTGTAAATTTACAGCTGCTTTTACTACTGGTATAGCTAGTTCTTTACAATTTGGTGGAATGTTTAATCTAACGGAAACTATTGCATTTGGATATGATGGAGCTAATTTTGGTATTATTCATTCCTATGATGGGGCTGCTGAAGAACAAATAATTACTGTAACTGCCACAGGTGCCGGGACATGTACTGTAACTTTGGCTGATGATGCAGTAGGTATATCAGTAACTAATAGTAATACAGAAACAAATGCAGAAGAAATAAGAGCAGGATTGGCTGCTGATGGTACGTTAAGTGGGAAATGGCGTTTTGAACAAGTTTCAAATGTAGTATATTGTATAGCTAAGTCAGCAGCAGTACAGACTGGTACATTTTCAGTTAGTGGTGGAGTCACGGCATCTATCGCACAAAAAACAGCAGGTAAAGCCAAAACAGATGGACATGAAGCACAAACAAACTGGAATATAACTACAACACCATTTAGTGGGTTTGACCCCACAAAACTAAATGTATATAAAATACGTTACGGGTATCTAGGTGTAGCTAATATTACATTTTCTGTATATGATCCAAATAAAGGTATTTTTGTAGAAGTTCATCGCATCAAATGGTCTAACACTGATACAGTTACTCATACAGGAAAACCTAATTTAAAAGTTGGGTGGGCTTCTGCTAGCCTTGGTAGTAGTGGAACTAATTTAACAGTTTTAGGAGCTTCTGCTTCCATATCTCTTGAAGGGGACGAGCTTGTTAAAAATAATACATTTTCTGATAATGATATTGTTAGTAGTCTTGGAACTACTCTTACTAATTTAATTACTTTAAAGAGTAGATTAGTTTATGGAAATTATTATAATTTAGGAAAAGTTTTTCCTGTCACAGTATTTGTGGATAGTGAACATAATAAAGCAGTTATTGTAGAAATTTATAAAACTCCTGATGTAGATGGTACTACTAATTATCAATTTGTGGATGAGTTTAATAGTATTTCAGTTATTGATAAATCAGGTACTACTGTAACAAATGGTACGTTAATTTTTTCCTTTATTGTAGCAGCTAATGGGGATGCAAGTGCAGACTTAACAAAATTAAAGACAGAGTTATTACCAGAAGAAACTTTTGTGATAGCAGCTAAGACAGTATCAGGAACAAGTGCTGGAGATACTACTGTATCTATTGCCTGGAAAGAGGAGAAATAATATTCTTCACTATAAAACTTTAACTTTAAAAAATTAATATAAATTTTGTATATTCATTGATAGTATATAAATAAACGTAATCAATATGGGACGAGAATTACAATTAGACGAATTAATAGATATTTTAAGAGAATCGAATACACCACCATTATCAATACATGTTAATGGTACTATTACTTATGTAATATATGGAGCCAGAGCAATTAATGGTGTTTCTGGATATCCGATTTCTCGAGTAACCGAACCTAGTGCAAGTCAGACTTATTTTGACGCGGGGTTTTTAACAGAAGCAGCTAGATTAGCTGACTCTGATAGAAATATAAAGACAGACTCTGCCGGTACTATTGCATTATTAGGAACATTATCATACGGATAATAAATGGCTATTATATTTGATCCCATATTAAATAGATTAAGAAAAGATAATGTAAAGAATCATTATTTCTTTGCCGGGTCTGATGAAACGTCAGATCTAGTAGCTGATGCGTCTACATCAGTATTTACTGATTATATACCATATGCGATATCCTTAGATAGTGTAATGATAAGTGTTGTTACTGCCCCTACCGGAGCTGCTATTTCAGTCGATATTAAAAAGAACGGAACTACTATATTTAGTACCCCTATTACAATAGATGCTAGTGAAAATACTAGTCTAACAGCTGCCACACCTTATGTATTAGATGGTGATATAGCTTTTGTACAAGGAGATAAAATAGAAGTATTTGTTACACAAGTAGGCTCTACGATCGCTGGGGCCGGTCTTAAGATTAAATTATTAGATTAATATGTTTGTAGTTAATCCTTATATAATGGCACCTTCTTTAAGTAGTGTGTACAAGGACTTTTCATTTACAAATATGTGGAGTGCTGAGAATACAGAAACTCACACTATAGATAAAGCTTTAACAGTTTCTACAGATGAACTTGTTGTTGCAGATAATGTATTAACTCCTCTAGCAACAACTACAACTGGTACGTGGAGTGTTTGGGTTAAACCTACTGATCCAACACCATTAACTAATAATGTTATTATTTGTTTTGGAGACACTGATGCTCAGACAGATTTTATGTTATATATGCATACATCTGGCACATTAAGGATGTTGGCTCGAGAAGCAGGTTCATCTAAATTTCTTAGAGAGACAGATAATCCTGTATTTGTGGCTGATTTGTGGACCCATGTTGCTATTGTTCAGGATGGAGTTACTCCAACACTTTATGTTAATGGGGTAGCGGTTCCACAAAGCTATGTAACATCTGGACAACCTCAATATTGGTTTAATGATATGACAGGTTTGGATAATGGAAGATTTGGTTGTAGAAAATATAACTCTGCTGGCGATGATTTATTTTTTGATGGTTCAATGACTGATGTATTATTGATCAATAGAGTATTAACAGCCCCTCAAATCGTAGATATTTATAATAATGGAGTTCCTAAAGATGAAAGTTCTATTGCTAATGCAATTGCTTACTACAGATTCTCAAATGCTTCAGATAACTATAACAGTGATATAGCTAATGAATGGAGATTCTATGACGAGATTAGTAGTATAACTGTTGATACAACTAATTGCGAAGTGGGAGATGTGGCAACAGATGATTATTTTGCTGCTAACGATTACGCAGGAGAACACAATCTATATAGTGTATCAGGGGAAGAACCAACATATAATGCAAGTTCAGCTCTTACAGCTAGTGGATTACCATCATTAACTTTTAATGGGTTGTCTACTGGGGTAGAAAAACATACTAGCGATTGGAGGGGGTCAGACTCGCAAGGAATGGTTACTTGGTTATTAAAGCCAGAATCCACAAAAGTAACAATGGCTCTAGTTGCTGCAGATAATGGGACAACAAACCGTTATTGGGGCGGAGCTGCAAATTTTGGTTCTAATAATATTCTAAGGGTAAATACTGGTGGGGCTGGAGATAACAGAATTAGAAATGTAGCAAATGATAACACTACACAGTTTCCGTTATATTTATGTACTGTATTATCTACTGGCACAGAATACAAAGTATGCATTAATGGAATTTTTCAAGATGTTGATGTTAATGGGATTAATAACGGACAATGGATTGATGATCTAACTATAAATACAGATAATATTACTATAGGTAAATCTATAAGAAGTTCTGTTAATTATGGGGATATGGAGTGGTTTTTATCTGGATATCATAGTATTGCCCAATCTGAAGCTGACGTCATAGCAATGCATCAAGATATAATGAGAGTATATCAAATGGATATTCAACTATCTATGAGTAAGTTAAATCAAATAAACCCTATTATACATGGGTGGACATATAACTGGACAGAAGAGATTTCTACCACTACATATGGATTTGATTTAACTGGTGAAATTACAATGAATAACCCTGCAGCAGCAAACCAACCAACGTTGAATGCTGACCATCTACATTTCAATGCTGCTGGGCCAGAGTATTTATCAAATAGCTACGCTAATTTCAGGAGTAGTGACTCTACAGGTGTAATGCACTTTTTTGTAGAAAATGAAAATGCTTTAATAGTGTTTGGTAGTGCCGATAGTTCACAAACTCTCGAATATTGGGATGCTTTGTTTCAATCAGGGAGCGACCAACTAAGGGTTATTCATACTTTAGGGGGAGGTACACCTTCATTGAGGTCTACAAATGATTATGCTGGTTATGGCGTTTTTTCAATAGTTCAAGATGGAGTTCAAATGAAATTTTATTGGGATGGTGTTGAAGTAACGGATTACGACATAACAACTCTAACTGATGATTGGTTTAACGACAGTACAACAAACGACATTATTTCAATAGGGGCAGTATTAGATAGTTCACCGTTATATGGAACAGGAAAAATAAAAGGGGTGTTTTATTCAGCTTATGTAGATCAAGCAACAGCAGTTTCTGAAGCAGTGGCTATTAAAAATTCAGGTTTATAATTAAAACACTACTAAAAATAGAAAATAATAAGTACTAATAAGAGAATAAATAACTAATTAGAAAAAAGATTTAACTAATGTCCAAATTATTACTACACACCTTAAAAGGATTTGGGTTTGAAAGCCTTCAAGATTTAGGTCAAAGTCTTATGCATATGTGCATAGGATTTACTAAAATAGCTAAAATAGGAGTTGTGTTGGGTACCGTAGCAACCGTGATAGAAACTTTTATAGGATTAACTCCAATGGCATATTTGGCATTTATATTATTAATAGGTCTTGAGTTTTTTACTGGTTTAAAAGCTAGTTTAAAACAAGGAAAGAAGATACAAAGTAGAAAGTTTGGTCGTATGATCGTTAAAATCGCTGCTTATACTATAACTTTAGGTATCATACATATATTTAAAACTCAATTAACTATTCCAGAAATATTTGGGTACGGAGTTAATATTTATGAGTGGTTTTATTATGTAATATTAAATATGATATTAGTACAATTAATTATTAGTGTTATTGAGAATTTTAGTAGGATGGGACTAATGGAAGCTAATAAATTATTAATTGTAATTAAGAGACAGATAAATAAATGGTTTGACTTAGACGTTGAAAGAGATTAATTATGAATGATTTTGGTAAAAACTTATTAAAGATTGCTGGTTATATTGGAGCTATAGTTACTATTTGGGGGTTTCTTACAGGGGCTGGTGGATACGTAATTGAGAAGGTATATCATAAAGAGATTACCGAAATTATGGAAACTATTCATTTTGCTGATTCTGCAAGAACAAAAATTATCCCCGATTTTGAGAGGAGAGTTACTGAATTAGAATCCTGGAAAGAATTAAAATCAAAAACTAAAGCTATCGGCCTCAGAAAGAACACAGAAACAAACGAATTATTTTACAGAGCTGGTATGGATCTTAGATTATACCGTGCTTATTATAATCCAGCCTTAGGAGCATATTATTATGATTTCCAAGGCAGAGCATATGAATGTCACTAATGAGTAAATTTAAAAGATTTCTAAATAAATATATTTTACCTAGATTATCTGATAATAAGTTTTTTATTGATAAAAATGGTAAACCTTCTTCTAAAAGGCTTGGTGGTCTTGCCCTTATATTTACTGGGGTTATAGCCGCATTATTAAACGGAATGCATTGGTTCACTTTAGATACTCCATTAATATTAGGTATCCTTACAATAGGAGCTGGATTACTTGGTATGCCAAAAGACCAACAAATTTAATCCTAGTACCTTTAAGAATTAATAAATTAACATTATATTATTAGTGATTATAAATTAATAAATATGTAAATATGACACAAGAAGAATTAGACAATATTCAAGTTACATTAAAGTTACCAGTAGTAATAATTAATATAGCATTAGAAGCTTTAAGTGAATTACCTTATAAAACTGCTAGTGGTACGATTAATGCTATACTTGAACAGACTGAACCACAAATTAAAGCTTATCAAGTGGCTTCGTTAAAGAAAAAAGAAAGTGAAGAAGCTGAAGCAAGTGAAGAAAAAGGTGAAGAAGCAAGTGAAGAAAAAAGAGAATTTGATCCAGAAGATATAGGATAATGATAGATTTATCAGAAGAAAATATAAAGAAAGCATTTGATTGTAAGGGGTATAAGTTTTTTACTGCCCCTTACTCTATTAATGTATTTGGTATTAGAATGCAAACAAATACCAATTTATTTGATGATTATATATGTGTTGCATACTATAATAATGACGGATGTTTTCAAGTAGTTTCGTTTGAGGCGACTACAGATCCAGGGTCACATTGGTTAAAGAATCCAATGAGAAAAACTGGGTGTGCAATCATGGTAGAAGGTCAATACAGAGGAGCCTTTAAAATAGGTCCTCACGGAAGGAAAAGATATAAAGCTGGTAGACAATTTAAAGCTATACCAGTATATAGAGATAATAATAAGGATACAAACCACGATTTAGACCCATCTACCATTGAAGAAGGGATTTTTTATACTAATATACACCATGCTTGGAGTGCAAAATATATTGGAAAAAATTCGGCCGGGTGTCAGGTTATTAAGAGTAAACCTAGGTTTGAAAAAGAATTTATACCCTTACTTGAAAAAAGTACAGGATTATACGGTAGCACCTTCACCTACACCTTATTTAACAAATCAGACTTCGAGTGAAAAACAATTGGATCATATTAGTGATTGGACTAGTTTTGGGGGCTGTTATTGCTACATCATTTAAAGGGTGTGGTAATGGTGATATATCTGAACCAAAGGTAGAATATATTGAAAAGATAGTAGAAGTTCCAGTAGAAAAAATTGTATACAAAGAAGGGCCTAAAGAATATATTGAAGTTCCAGTTAAAATTTATATTCCGGTTATTGATTCTATTACAGGTGATACAACATATATAGAGAAACAAATAGAGGCTGAGGTACCAACAGTAGATAGAGAGTTTAAATATGAAACTGATAGTTTATCTTCTACTGGAGATAGTTTATCAATTACTGGTGATCTATCTATACAAAAAGACTCTACAGAAGGATATCTATTTCCTAAATTAGACAATCTACAGATTAAATACACGGAAAAACAAACTACTGTAGTAAAGAAAAGAACATTTGGGTTATACGCTGGAGCTGGTTTAGGACTTTATCAATGGGATTTAAAATCTGTTAGTTTAGATCTGGATTTGACTATTAAGCAAAGAACTATTATAGGTACTTCAATAGAAAAACCTCTGGTCTCAGGATCTGAACCTATTTATTGGATAAGAGTAAAACGCTCTATATTCAAGTAATTACCCATACGAATTTGAAATAATTTTAATATAAATACATAATATAATCATTACATAAAACAAAAATCAAATGAAAGATTATTTAAACACTTACGGCGAAAACGTAACTAAACACCAAGCTGGTGGGCCTGTACCAGGTGCTGCTCCTGCAGCTGCTCCTCAAGGACCAGATGTAGAAGGTATGCTACAAGAGTATGCTGCAAACCCTAACCCAGAATTAGCTATGGCTATTTGTGATACTTTAGTAGCTATGTTAGGCGCTGCTCAAGGTGCTCCTGCTCCTGAAGGTGCTGCTCCTATGGCTAGAAACGGTATGCGTATGTCTGGTGCTCCTAAGTTTAAATTAGGCGGAAAACTGTAAGATAACACTTACATGTTAGATTATTTAAAGAAATATCAAACTGGAGGTTCGGTCGGGTCTTCGGCTTCTTACGTTGAAAGTGAGCTTTCTTATATAGACCCTAAAGTTAAATCTATTATGGGCGGATTTTCTAAATCTGTTTATTATGATGAAGATAAGACAAATCTAAAATCATTACATAAAACTTTAGGAGATCTTGGGAAAGAAATTGAAAACAGAAGAGCTGGTAAGGAGCCGGGGGAGAAATATAAGGATCAATCAATGGATAAATTGATGAATCATTATAGAAAGCTTGATAAACACTTTAATAATACTATCAAACATAAAGCACAAGGTTATGCTGAAGCTGCTGTACGTTACCTAAACGGTGAAAGACGTATGGCTCTTAGTATGGACAGGTATAACGAGGAGGATAGAAAAGAAATTAATAGGTACATTGATAAGAAGATATATCAATATACTAATGTAGCAAATGAGGTATTTAAAGACCCAACATTAAAAACTGCACAGGAAAGTATGAAAAAACGAGAAATTGGTTATACTGTTACTGATGTTGCTAAATTTAAAAATGGTGGTAAGTTAGTTCCTAAATATCAATCAGGTAGTAGTATACTTAATGATAGCTACATATTGGATCTTATCCAAGATCCTGGGACTAATACTGACCCGAGTTCTTATAATCCTCCTGTAATGTTAGACCCTAGATATACAACACCTACTACAGATGGTAGTACATATGGTAGACCTAATGTAGATGGTAGTTCTTACACAGTTCCTACACCACTAGATCCTAATAAATTTACTGTACAACCTGCACAAGACGCTTCAGGTTATAGAAGTCCTGTTTATAATGCAGCGCCATATCAAGGTGTTCCAGTACAAAATGCTGGGCAATATAAAAGTATTGGTGATATTTTAAATATTAATACTTATAAAACACCTGGTTCAGATCCTAGTAATTATATACAAGAAACTACTAACCCTATTAATGTAGCTAATTATGGCACACCCGGGGATGATGTTGATTATCAGGACTATATTCCAGAAAGATCTAAAGATACGGAAGGGGATTACACAACGCCGTCACAGAAGGATGTTAGTAAATACGGAACTCCTACAGGATACTTATTACCTAGAACAGAATCTATAAATAAATTCGGTAGGAATGTTGATCATAGTTTTGGGCAGAATCAAGCCACACAATATTCATCTGTTATAGATGATTATGCTAGCGCTGATTTAGAGGAGGATTTAGTTCAAAAAGCTAGAGGACATAAAAATACTGGTGTAGTTAGAGAAGGAATGGCACCTATAGTTTCTAGGACTGGATTTAATACACCATTAGGTCCTATTCAATTTAATGATATAGCGCAGTTATGGTTAGCTAAAAAGGCTTATGATAGACCAGTAGCTGTAACACCTGTATATCAGGAAGATTACCAAGGAAGAGGTTCTAGAACTGTTAGATCTATTTCTGGTATCGACCCTTCTATAAGAAGTAGGGTACAAAAAGATATAGCTAAGATAGGTGGTTCCGGATATCAAGGTTCTGATCCTATTATGCAGATGATTACTGGTATGAAAATCAGTGAAGCTAAAAGGGATGCTAGAATGGACTGGGCTGTTAAAGAGGCTGAACATTTACGCGCTGAAGAGGAAAGATTTGCTAGAGAGTCAGAAGAGAAGAGACAGCAAATCTCAGATGACTTAGTAGAGGCTAATAGAGTGAAGAATGCGAACGAATTACGTGTTACTGAGGGGAAAGTTAAGGATGCTGCAAATGAAGTCGCTAGAGAAGCTCAATGGGCTTCTAATTTAGGTGCTGTATTTAATACTATACAAGGTAGATGGAATGCTAATGCTAAACAAAGAAATACTGCTAGAGCGGCTATTTGGAAAGAAAATAAAGATAGAGAATATAACTTAGCTCTTAAACAATACGATGATAACGAAAGAACACTTCGTTATGCTGAAGGTACACATAGACTAGATAGACAAAAGTATGTAACTGGGTTAGATAAAAACTTAAGTGAGGCAGAGAGACAACAAAAGGTTAATGATTATGATAAAGCCTTTAAAGAGTCTAATAAAGAATTATATGAGAACAGATCTAAGTATGCTGAGAAACTAGGACTTTTAGGTGAGACAGATATGGAAGAAACTATGTATAAGCATGATGTGTTTAGTAAAGGGGACTCACTTTTAAATCTTAACTACGGAGCTCGTGAAGTAGATGAAAATAAATAAAAAATAACTCTCAAGTAGGAGAGACTTAATATATGACGAAGAGCCTTGGTATAAAAATCAAGGCTTTTTTACTATTATAACCTTAATATATTAGACTATTTTTAGTATATTAACAGACATAAACAATGTATTTATGATACTTTTCAGGAAAAAACAACCAATAAAGAAACACCAGGCCGGTGGATCTGTAACACACTATTACCCATACAAAGTACAACTAAGACAAGAGTCTACAGCTGCTGATATTGGGGTAATGTTAGATAAACACAAACCAAAAACTAAAGCCTCAGGTAAGGGAGACTCAAAAGTTGAGTTACCAAATCCTTATAAAGATATTAAAGGACTACAGGTAGATAAGCAGGCTTATATGGCTAAAGCTAGAGATTTAGAAGATAGACTAAACCTTGTAATGACTACAGACCCTAATTACCAATCGAACCCAGAATTTCTTGATCTTAATAGTAAATTAAATCAATTATATAGTACGGAATTAGATCATTTAGCTCAGGAAAAAGCAGCTCATGATGATGCGTCACAAAGAATTAAAGATGGGGGATATGGTGACCAGTGGGTAATGCAGAATGGTGTTGGTGTTGCTATAAATAATAAGACTGGTAAAACCGAGTATATCCAAGCAGCTAGTATACACGCTACTGATAAAGACGGTAGTAAAATTTATAGACCTGTAAAATATAAAAAAGGATTACAGCTTAGAGAAAATAGTCTTGATGAGATTATTAATATTGATAATACTAAAGGCAGTATGATTGTAAATGGTGATTTTACAAATACATTAGCTAGCGGTATATCTACTAAAGATGCTTATAAGGAATTAATAGACCCGGTATTTACTGATATTGGATATACTGCCGATTCAGCTAAAGAAACTTATAAAAATGTAACATTTGATGGGGCGACTTTTTATACGGAAAAAACAGATAGAGAAGATGCTAAGTCTAATATTAACCAATTAAATAGTGCGCTTGAAACATTACCGGATAGGTTAGCTAGTTCACCAGGGTTTAATACTTTAGTAGCTGATGCTTATCAGGAAAGTTCTGTTGCGAAAATTATAGAAGATGCTTATAAAGAGGCAAGAATGGCTGATAAAGAGCAGGCAAAGAAGATAATAAATAATGCATATGCTGCTGCAGATGTTCAAGCGTCTCAGATAGTTATTAATCGATTAAAGCTAGAAGCAGCTAAACGACTTCAAACTGAGGGGCTTACTGTTAAAGTACGAGACTTAGAAGAAACAGAAGAGGAGAAAGCCGCTAGAACTGGAGAAGGCCCTCATAAAGCTTTACCAGAATCGTTAGATGCTGTATTAGGTATGACTCGTAGGGTGTCTTTTACATATGATATAGATCCAGAAGGAACTAATTTTATTTATACTGGTGATGATGATAATGCATTTAAACCTAAGGAGAAGTTTGATTTTACCACAAGGTTAGAGGGGCATGTTGATGATAGAGCTAAAGAATCTATTGATTTTCAAAAACCAATATCTAAACAACGAGATCTAGAAAAAATGTTTTTATGGAAAAAGGCTAGATTTTTAGATGGTACTTTAGTTAATAACATTACAATGGAGTTAGATTCCAGTATTTGGTCTAAAGGAAAACCTTATAAAGGCCTTGATGCTCTTGTAGTAGATGAAAATTCAGACGTTGTAATATCATATATACCAGTTGATAAAAATGGTAAAATGATACAGATACCAGAAAATCCTATGTATCAAGATATGCAAAAAGACCCAGTACTTAAACAAAAGAAAGAAGAATTAGCTAATGCTACTTTAAGTCCTAACAGTGAACCGATGAAACAACTTAAACAAGAAATACACGAACGAGAAATGTTTTATTGGAATAATATAGCTAATGGTTATTACCACGAAACTAAAGGGAAAGTTTCAGGTATAAATGTTCAAGCTGTTGCTATTTTAAAAGTTATTGGTAATGATGAGGAGATTATGAATGCTAATGGTACAGAATTGGATGAAGATCATCCAATAAGAAAGACTATGCATACTGTAGATGATTTAGACCAAGGAGCTAAAGATAATTATAATATAGCAATGTCTAAAATAGCTACAGATGAA